AACGGTCACGGTCACGAGCGGCAGCGCGCGCGTCATCGGTGACGTTAACTGTGATTGGACGCAAGTTGTCGCGGGCGCGTCGTGGTTCTCGCTGGTCGCGCCGGACGCAACGGTTTACACGGTAGCCGCTAAGGCCGATCCGGCGCACAGTGGAAGCGGATTTTGGGAAGTGACTCTGAACGGGAACTTTGTCGGGACAACCGCGAGCGGGCAACAGTACGTGATTCACAAGGATTTTACTCTGAATCGGAACCTGCCGCTGTTCTCACCGGGAGACACGCAATCGGCGCAAATCTTTAGCCGCGCGATGCAAATTCTCGACGTGACGAGCACGTTGGCGTATGCTACCGCCTTGCCGATAAACACACTCATCCTTCCAAAACCCTCCCTCGTGCCAATCGTAACTCAGGTGGGAGGAAACGATGCGTTTCAACTTTGGCTTTTACAGGGAATCGCCCCAGTGACAGGCGACACCGCAACCGCAGATGATCCTAATTCCAGATGGCGACAAGTAGCTTAATCCGAATAACCCTGATTGCGTGCTTGAGCGTTTCATCGTTCTTTGCCGAGCATTCCTTGGCGCAGGGGACTTACGGCGTAGAGCCGATTCTGCGGAGTAAGGGGCCGGGCGGACACATCAGCACGCCTAGCGTAATCGACTTCGCGACAGGGCAATTCAGCCTCAACGGGACGGTTTACAATTTCGGTTATAGCGCTAACCAAGTTCCGGTTCTTAACGGAAGCGGATTCCTTCTTGACTCCGCGTTGAATAATGTCGGGACGGCGGGAACTTACGGGGATGCGACGCACACGCTCACGCTGACGACGGATGCGAAAGGACGCTTAACTGTCGTCACGACAAACGCAATCACTCCGGGAGGAATCGGCGCAGTGTCAGCCGTGACGGTCGGGAACTTGACGCCACTGTTCACGTCGAACGTAAGCGGAACTACAACGCAAGCGGTTACGTTCTCGTTAAGCAACGCTGCGGGCTACTCGTGGTTCGGCAACTCAGGAAGCGGCAGCGGAGCACCAACGTTCAACACGAGCGTGTTCCCGGCGTCACTCATGCCAGCGTTTACTGGGGACGCGAACAACACGGCGGGAACGCTATCGCTCACGGTCACGAAGATAAACGGGACGACAATGAGCGGTCTTGCGACGGGAATCTTGAAGAACACGACAGGAACGGGCGTCCCTTCAATAGCGGTTGCGGTTGACTTCCCCACTCTGAATCAGAACACGACCGGGAGCGCAGCTAAGCTGACTACAGCGCGGAATATCGGTGGATTTTCGTTTGATGGAACGGCAGACGCCACGCTCGACGCCATTGACGGAATTTCATCAAACGGTTTTCTAGCCCGGACTGCAACCAATGCTCGGACAATTCGGCAAATGGCCGGAACCACAAACCAGATCACTGTAACCAACGCAAACGGGGTCAGCGGCGATCCGGTATTTTCGATTCCTTCCAACGCGCAACTGTCCATAGCCAAGATTACAAATCTAACCGCAGGATTTGTGAAAAGCGCCAGTGACGGAACGCTGTCACTTGATACCAATACTTATCTAACTGGAAGCGCGATTACGATTTCCACAACTTCGCCCCTGCTTGGCGGTGGAGATTTGAGCACCAATAGGACATTTTCTCTCGCCGGATTAAGCGGACTCGGGACAGCGAACCAAGTCCTCGGGATGAACAACGGCGCGACCGCTTACGAATACAAGACGATCAGTGTGGGAACGAGCGGGAGTGACTTCGGGGTTGTGCTCAGTGGAGCTAACGCGATCACCTTCAATCTCCCAACGGCGTCATCGTCGAATCGCGGCGCGTTATCAACGGCGGATTGGACTACGTTTAATAACAAGCAGGCTGCTTTGGGGTTCACTCCCTATAATGCTACCAATCCATCTGCCTATATTTCCGGCATCACATCCGGCATGGTAACGACAGCGCTAGGCTTCACGCCTTACAACGCCACTAACCCAAGCGGTTACATCACGAGTGCTGGAAATGCGGCTACAGCTACCGCACTGGCAACCGGGCGCACTCTTTCAATCACGGGCGATCTTACTTGGACTTCCCCGTCATTCGATGGCAGCGGAAATGTAACAAATGCAGGGACACTTGCGACAGTTAACGGTAACGTAGGAAGCTTTGGTGATTCATCACATGTCGCCACGTTTACAACGAACGGGAAGGGCTTACTTACGGCGGCGGGCAGTGCAGCTATCACCCCCGCAGCAATAGGGGCTGAACCGGCGATAACGGTAGGTGCCGCCGCTGCTTACTTAAATGGAATTAAGGGATACAGCACCTTCAATTCAGCCGATGGATTGTATGTCAATACCGCATCGAGCGTCACAACTTATGGAATAAACAATGCAGGCATCGCGAACGCCAAGCTCGCTAACTCAACTGTCAGTATTGCTGGAACTTCTATTGCTCTTGGTGGTTCGATTACGCTTGACACAATCGACAATGGTTTAGCCGTAAATGGTCTAATTGTGCGCACCGCAGCTAATACCCGATCCGCCCGGACGCTCATCGGAACCACAAATCAAGTCTCGGTAAGTAATGGTGATGGAGTTAGCGGAAATCCGACTATTTCAGTGCCATCCAATGCGCAATTATCCATTGCTAAGATAACCAATCAAACGTCCAACGGCTTCCTGAAAACTGGCTCATCGGATGGGACGCTTTCGATTGATACAACGAGTTATCAGGCCGCGCTTGGTTACACCGCCGCGAACGACTCCGCAGTTGTTCACCTTGCCGGATCGGAAACCATCGGCGGCAGCAAAATATTTTCAAATCCCATCGGCATCGGCACGACCCCTATCGCGAGCATGCCAATCTTTGCTCACGCGGCAACGGATGAAAATTTCGGAGTGCGCGGCCATGCCGACTACACATCTGGCATTCAACTCGACGCCTGGAACGATGCGACGAGCGGTTACGTTCCGATGGCGTTCCGCTCGACATACTTCGGCTTTTACGGCGGGGCTATCTCCGCCGGGACTTGGAACGCAAGTCCCATCTCAGACACTTACATCGCCTCGGCCTCGACGTGGAACGCGAAAGAAAATGCGCTCACCTTCATCAATGGAATAACACGATCGACTAATACGATCGGCCTCGGCGCGATCACTCCTTCCAGTGTCACTGCCTCCGGCCCCGTCAACGCCGCCGATCACACCATCGGAATCACCGGCAGCTATTCCGCGAACGTCGTCTTCGAAGGCGACTCCATTACCCAGCAGGTCAGCGATGTGAGCGGCGCGCCGAACGGCTACAACAACTACATGGGCGCGGCCGGCGCCGATGGCGTCTCGGCCGTGCCTGCGATCGGCACTTACAATGGGATCGCGGTCAGTCCGTCCGTCGGCCAGAACGTTGCCGTCGCCGGCAAGACGATTCAGGATCTCTACGAAACCGCCGCGCGCGTCAATGCCCTCTACCGGCAGGAAGCCGGGATGAATGTCGTCGTCTACGATGCTGGCACGAACAATCTCGGCCTCTCGCCTTACCTGAGCGCGGAGCAGACCTACTCGCTTATCGAAGCGATCTGCAAACATCATCGCCAAAACGGCTGGCGCGTCATCGTCGTCGGTCTCACCTCGCGCGGGGGCACGCAGTCAGGCACCGGCATTGCCTACGACACGCTTGTCGGCACGGTCAACGCGCTCATCCGCCAGAACTGGGCGCAATTCGCCGATCACTTCGTCGATTGGGGCGTGATCAACGGCGGCTCGAACGAGTTCAACACGGGCGGCTATTCAAACACCACTTGGTATCAGGGCGATCAACTGCATCACACCTTTGCCGGTGGCCGTAAATTTGCCAGCTACATCCAGCCCGTCATCAACGATCTCCTCACCTACTACTTCCAGCCGCAAAGCAATCCGCTTTTTGTCCGGGCGAACAAGACCACCCATAACGCCAATTTCCCAGAGGGAATGCTCACGCTGAGCAACGAAAATCCGACTGGGGGGTTGAGCGAAATCAATTTCGCATTCAACAAGGTCGTCAAAGGAAGCGTTTGGATGGAAGCGGACGGTGCTTCGGCTAAATTCGACCAACCGATTCAAGCACTTTCCAGCACGAAGGTTCCGACAACAGGGAAAGGCGCGGTGATGTATTACGACGCCACCTACAATTACTCCCACCTTCAGTCTTACAAGTGGGACGCAACGCAGGCTTGGGAGCCGTGGATAATCGAAGGCTCGTCCATCAAGTTCGCGACGAACGGCACTGACCGGATGCTTTTGCAGAATGGGTTGAACCTTGGCAATTACGGTGGGAGTTGGGCCGATCCCGGCTCCGGCAATTTCTACATGAGCGGCTCGCTCATCGCCACAAACTTAACCGGAACGCTCCAGACCGCCGCGCAGCCGAACGTCACCAGTCTCGGCACGCTCACGTCCTTGACCACGAGCGGAAATGTCACGTTGCCTTCGACAGCAGTTCTCACGGCGGGAAATACGAGTCTTTCCTACAGTGGAGGATACACAACCTTTTCTCAAGCCAGCGGGAACCTCATCATCGGCAATTACAACACCGGAGTAATGTATCTCGATGCTAACGTTATACACTTTCGTTCGGGCGCGACAAACACGACCGCAGACGGCAGTGGGAATTGGTCATTCAATGGAAATGTTTCCGCTAACATTTTTAGCGGGGGCAGTACAACTAACCCTTCTTCTTCAACGGCAGGGGACGTAGCGTTGCAAACTCAGAACGCAAAGGGTGGCGTTCTTTGGTTTGGAAACGATTCCACCCGTTATCTACAATGGAGTTCGGGAGTATCGGCTTACGTGTTTGGGAACGCATCCATTTATGTAAATGGAACGCTTTACACTTCATCGGCAGCGGTAAAGCAAAACATTAAGGATTATCAGCCTAGCAAAACATCCACGGCGACCAACGCCGTTTTGAATCTCAAACCGAGAACCTATCAATACAAGTCATTGCCCAATCAGAACCGGGTAGGGTTTGTGGCAGAGGAAGTGCAAAAGATTCTACCGGAAGCAGTGATGCCAGCGCCGGATGATCCAGCAGCGCCCGGAGAGAAAAGACTTGGAATCGACCCAATGGTATTGATCGCATCACTGACTCAGGAGGTACAACAGCAGCGGAAAGAGATTGATGAATTGAAGGCGGCGCAATCTAAAACCATATCGTCACCTTCACCGACGCCAGCAAATTCCTTTTGACACTATGCCGAACGAAGACATAGACTGCCGGAATGAATCCTGACAAACTCTCCGCTGGCGATTGGTTCTTTGGCAAGGTGCTCCGCATGGGAGCGAACTGGCAGACGACAGTATCCGGCGTCGGCGCTGCGCTTTTCTTCGGCCTAACAACTCTCGCGGGACTTTCCTACCAGTTTGGAGATATCGCCGCTTTCATGCCGCCCGAAGTTAAGAAATGGGTTACGATCATTTCGCTCGGAGCAACGGTAGCTTTGAAAGCTTGGAATGCACTCGTGCAGAAATCAAAGAACGTGACGGGCGGCAGTCAGGCGCAAACACTAACCGGAGACATCGCTAAACCGGGGACTAAAACGATGGTGGACATGACGCGCGAAACCTCGAAGGAATCCGGTGAAGTCGTGCCGGGATTACCAAACCCGCCGGTAGCCGCCGTGGAATTTCCGAATGGATAAAAATAATCCTTGCTCACTCACTTGCCGCCGTGTAAATATGCTTCTGAAAGAAAACCAAACTATGAAAACAATCCTATTACTCACCGTCGCTGCAATCTGCGCGTTATCGTTCCCGGCTTGCTCAACCACAAAGGACGCCAACGGCAACAGCACAACCTCATTCGACGTGAACAGTCCGGCAGCGCAAGCCGCAATCGCAGCCGCAACTTCAATCGCTATCGCTGCGGCCAATGCTGCGGTGAGCAAGTATCTTGGGCCAACGAAAGCCCGAGTAAGCCTTTCGGCGGCGTCCCCGGCTATGGCGGCAGCCGAAATTTCCACCGAACAAGTGATCACTAAGAAATACCCGTCACTGCCAGCCGCGACGATTCATAACATTACGGTCAAGGCGTACCAAGACAGAGTGAGTAACGCCGTCAATAGTCCTTGAAGCGCGTTGCATAAAGTCACCGCGCCTAATCAGAAATGGGCAATCCGTTAAAATTCGATACGGTTACGCCGATGCCCAAAGACGATGCACCGCCGCTCGCAGAAGATAAGCGGGGATTTTGGACACGGCTATTCGGTAGCATCCGCCCCACCGCATCAGTAGAGACAGATAAGAAAACTGGGAAGCGAATCAAGACGGTCGGCATTAGCGGACACGCGGATTTCTAAAGTGGAAAAGGCAAATACAAAGTCGCGCAAAGTTAAGCCGCTTGGTCTGGATGCATCACTGCGCGGAATCATCAAAAAGTTCGGCCTTGGCTCAACTCTCCGCAGCTTGTTTCGCGTGACCGGACAATTCGGCAGGCTCTAGCTTTCGATGAACCAACCACGTCATGTTCTCGGAGCAGCCTTCAATCAAGGTGGGCAATTTCCAACAATCGGCGTCGTCAACCTAGCAACGGTGCCGTTAGCGATAGCTCCGTTAAAGTGCGACTTCGCCGCGCTAGTCAAGGCGTTACAGAAATTCCTTGATCTGCATTTCGTTCCGGTTTGGGGATACCCGGCGAAGCTAATTGCGTATCCCGACCTGAAATCCATCCCTGCCGATCAATGGCAATTCTTGTTCATCGACGACGCGGACACGGCTGGCGCGCTCGGCTACCACGACCTGACGAAAGACGGTCAACCCGTTTCCAAGATATTCGTTAAGACCACGCTCGCGGACGGCCAACTTGTGAGCGTCACCGCCTGTCACGAGCTCGCGGAAATGATGATCGACCCCGGCGCTCAACTTTGGGCGCAAAAACCGGACGGCGCTTTCATCGCTTACGAAATGAGCGACCCCGTTGAGGAACAGACGTTTGACATCGACGGCATCACGATGAGCAATTTCGTTTTCCCGTCATATTTCGAGCCGTGGCATAAACCGAAATCAGTGAAGTTCGATTATCTCGGGAAACTGACAAAGCCGTTTCAAATCGCGAGCGGCGGTTATCTGATTGTGTCGGACTCGGGCGGCGTCCATGAAATTTTCGGCTCGAAAGCTAAGGAGAAAAGATTTGCCAAAGAAGATCGCTATTGTCATCGGAGCGAGTATCGCAACCCGAACGGATTACGATAAATGAGCCTCGCGAGCATGGTCGGACTGGATAAGCTGCCGGCTGAATTGCAGCCGGTGATGCAGTCTTTAATTGATGGATTACAGAAGTGGGCCGCTGCGGAAACTGAACTTACAAAGGCATGGGTTACTCAGCAGATGAAAGCTTCACTCGATCAGATGGGCCAGATTGTTCAATCCGCCGAAGATCGCATTGACGGAGCGCAACTCATAGCGGTCGTCACGGTCAAACTTCCACAACGCGGAGCGAAAATGGCGGAGCCGGTTCTGGAAGAGGGAAAGACATGACGAGGTTTACTCTCGCGCTGATGATCGCGGTACTGGCGTTCGGCGGATGCAGGCCGCGCCACAAAGTTTGGATTGATGGTGAGGGCGCGCGGTGGGAAGAGGTAGGGATGACGAAAGGCGACGTGCAGTTAAAATCACAGTTGAGCGGGGAACGCATCAACGTTAATCCGACGATCTTGAAGTTGGTGTTTCACGAGGAAAACAAATGAGCAAATCAATTCTTGCGTTAATCATCGCGGCGACCTTCCCGGCATTGCCAATTCTTAGCGCGCCTTGCCCGCCTGAGGGTGACGGAAAGACAGCGATGGAGAAAGCTGGCAACCCGTTCAAGAACCGGGCGACAGCGCCTACGAAGATCAACAAGGCGATCACGCTGGAAGCAATGGTGAAGCCGGGAGACGACACGAAACGATTCAGCAACGACGACGCGGCGAGCGTGACGGGTTACGTCGCGGTGGTGAAGCCGGGCGGGTTGGAATCATGTGAGTGCCACGATCCTAACCTCCTTGACACGCACATCGCGCTCGTGACTGATCCTAAGTATTACGCGGACGGCACGAAACACGTTATCGTCGAAGTCACTTGGCACTTTCGCAAAGCCATCGGGAGCACGACGGATTTGAAGGTAAAGTTTTTTCACAAGCGCGTGACGATCACCGGCCCGATGTTCGCGGACAAGATACACGCACCGAACGCGACGAACACGAACCCGAGCGGGAAGAATAACTGGCGCGCTACGATTTGGGAAGTACACCCGATCGTGAAGATCGAATTGGCGAAATGAGCCATGATAAACACTTTTGCTTTGATATTCTTGGCCGTGTGTGCGGTCTGGAGCCTCATTGCACTACAACAGATAGAAAAAGGACAAAACAAAATGGCTAATACACAAGCTGAACTAGACGCCAAACTAGACGAAATTGGCAAAGCGGTAAGTGACGCAGCTGCGCGCGTAAGCGCAGATTTGGCAGCGCTTCTCGCAAAGGTTAACGCTGGCGTTGATTTTGCGCCGGAAGTAGCGAAACTGCAAGCCGGGATTAACGCGCTGGCCGCGATTGATCCGGCGGCTGCAGCTCCCGTCGCTACCCCGTAATGTTGATTGACGGCATCGTTTACGAAATCTTCGGATGCGTTGCGATTGCCGTCATCTTCGCGCTGGTCTGCGTGTGGCGCGATAAAAGGAATCAACTGTGATCGCCTACCTTGGCCCGTGGTTGTTCGAGATTAATTCAGGGCAGGTTTTGCTTGGGATCGCTGTTCTGATACTCGCGGGCATGGTGTGGAATTTTTTAGGGAAATCTGAGGCGTGATATGAACCCCACCTTCAAAGGACAGGAAGCGCTTTGCGTTTATGGCGACGAACCAACATTCGACGCCGATGGCTATCCAACGCAAGAGACTGAGGAGACGATTACACATTGGCCGCTTTTTGACGGTTATCATTCGCTCTTGGCTTACGTTGCGCGGGCATGGAAGTATCCCGATTATTTCTCTAATGAGGGCAATGACTACCGAATTTCAACTGGCGGCTGGAGCGGAAACGAAGAGTTGATTTCAGCGCTACGACAGAACGTAGCGTTTTGGGCGATATGCTGGCAGTCCTCGGCGCGCGGCGGCCATTACGTGTTTACAGTGCCAGCTTCATCTATCCCCAAGGAACCGAAAAGCTCACCCGCGAATAGACTTTCCGCGATAGCATGAAGATTCTCTACATCATCGCAACCGCCTTCCTCTTCTCATCCTGCGGGGTGTATGAAGGCTTCCGGCAATTCAACTACAACGCGCCGTCGTCCGGTCCGAGCCACGTCAACAAACCGCACGGCAGCGTTTGGGACGGCCCCTCTCCCACGATGCGGAACAATTACAACGAGGAAGGCGAATGAAAATCGGATTCATTGAACGCTGGCGGATGCAACGGAAATGCCGTCAATTTTATCGAGACAACCCAGTCTCCAGGAATGGCCGATGGCCGGGCCGGGGAAGTTTCGGACCCATGGCCGTAGGACGAGATAACGGAAGTATATTTCCGGGAGCAAGAAAAGCAGGCGGCGGAGGGAGCAAAGAACCAGTTTGAACAAGCGCGATCAGAGGTCGCCGCTTAAATGAATCAATGCGGCGAATGCGGTAGGCTAAACGGAGAGCATGAAGAGTGGTGTGAGATAGGCTCGACGTGGCCGATTCCTTGGACATTCATCGTGATTGCGATTCTCGCGGCGGGCACGCTCGCGCTCTGGCTGTTCAGGTAGCGCCAGCGGGCGCTAACTCAAAACAGGGCAAATTCGACCCTGAAAATACTTTCAATTTTGGCCGATAAAAAGGATAATAATGAATTATCATGGCAAAAGAAAGACTTCGGAAATGCAAAATCCACGGCAGTAAACTAATCGCCGGGGTAAAATGCGCGAATTGCAACAGAGCGAGAACAATTAATTGGCGCATAAACAATCCGAGGAAATATCGGCAGCAATTAAGGGAGCTGAACAAAAGAGATTATTGGCGTAAACGATATAAAAATCCAAAGATCGCGGCTGCCATTAGAATTAAAATGCGGGGCGGAATTGGTGACGGCGCTCCCCCAAGAGAGGGCATTTGCCCGATTTGCTTAGAGGTTAAACTTCTAGTTTTTGACCATTGCCATAAGCGCAGGACATTCAGGGGTTGGATTTGCAGTTCATGTAATGCGGCCCTCGGAACATTCAAAGACAGCATCGGTAGTCTCCGGCGCGCTATTAAATATTTGCAAACACATCGCAGAATAAAAGGCGAATAAAATAAAAGCTTTACAAAGGCGCGTAAACGGAGATAAGTGAGATACGAATATGAAAAACGACGCGATGGTAGAGTTCGAAGAATTACCCGTGGACGCACAGTTTGAGATCGACGGGACGACGTTCAAAAAGACCAGCGACCGCGCGGCGCATATCGAGCACTCGCCACGCCAGCCACAATATAACGGCATCGGGCCATTCCTGTTCGGCGGAATAAAGCCAGTAAGATTTATTTCAGCGCAGGGAACGCAGGTGGCAGCGTGATAATGAATCCGTCCAAGAATTACAAATGGATCGAGATGCGGGAAGTACCGACACCGCCAGATCGCAAGACGAAAATTTGGAACGTCACAATTAAAGAGGGCGGCGCGATTCTTGGGGAAATCAAATGGTTCGCGCGCTGGCGTTGCTACGGATTCTTTCCGGCCACGGGCACGATTTACGAATGTAACTGTCTTTGGGACATCGCGGACTTCTGCGCGAATCAGACGACGGAACATAAGGCGCGGCAAAAACTTTCAAAAACCTTTCGCAGCGATGCGGGAGTGAGCGGCGACGTGGAAAGCAGACACGTAGCGTTGACGAACGCGAGTGGGGAAACGAGATGGTAAGCTCTCCTTGGCCTAAAGCCCATAGTTCAATGCGGGTTCAAATCCTGCCTGACTCTCGCCGGGATAGCGTCCGGCCCGCTCATCCATTTCAGTAAAAACAACGAACCAAGAAAACGAAAACAATATGGAAGAAAAATCAGACAGCCTCGCGGTAATCGACGACGCGAGAAAACAGGCGCAACTGGAAGTGACGGCGAACTTCCGTAAGGCGACGAGCGTGGCGGGACTTTGCAAGGCCATCGTCTTAGCGACGGCGGTAGAGATTCAGGGGAACAAATACGTTCCCGCCGCAAGTTGGGAAGCGATAGCGGTCGCGCATGGCTACGTGGTGAGCACGCGCGACGTTGAATACGTAAAGGGCGCAGGTACGGCGGATGAGCCGGGATTCGCGGGCGGCTTTAGGGCCATCGCGGAAATCAAGAATCAGAACACCGGCATGGTAATCGCAACGGCGGAAGGATTCGTTGGCGAAGATGAGCCGGTATGGTTCGGCGGAACAGTGAAAATCTGGAAGAATAATCGCTACGAAGAAAAGACTTACCAGAAGCGGCACGACTCGGCCATCAGAGCGATGTGTCAAACGAGGGCGGCGGGCCGCGTCTGCAAGCAAGCGTTCGCGCACGTCGTAGTGTTGATGAACGCCAACTTATCTACGACGCCACTGGAAGAGATCAGCGATCCTGATTCACCGGAGAATAATCCGGGCGGCCCGAAAGCCGGAGATACGACAAAGCCGCCGATGATACCAATTGATGATTGGCGGAACGTCCGCGTCCACTTCGGGCAACAGCACGGGCCGGGCTGTGACGCGGAACATCTAAAGGGGAAGCAACTCGGTGAACTGAGCACGGCGGCGCTCACGTATTTTCAAACTAAGTGGCAACCGAAGCCGTGGAAAGGCAAGCCGATTAGCGAAGACGACAGGCGACTCCGGTATGCGCTGGACATTTCTATGGGCAAGATCAAGCCGGAAGAAAAGCGACCGGACTTCGAACTAACTAACGCGGATGCGCCAGCGAAGAGCGCGAACGCGGAAGAGGAGCCACCGGCGTGAACCTATATCAATTCATTACCGTCATTACGTGCGCCGCCTGTTTAGGGTTAGGTGGTTGCCGTAGGAATTTCTCGCCGAGACGTGTTGAAGTCCGAAAGGTGCGACAGCTAACCTCGCAATGGCATCAAGAAGAGGAAGTGAAGATTGACAAAGCTATCGCGGAGCTTCGCCAGCAAGGAAAATGGGATGAACATTGGGATAAATTTAACAAGCTCGGTGACTATGGCTGGCGAGATAACATGGACTGTCGGGGAGAAGTGCCGGATGAGATAAGTCGGATAAAGGGCGGAGGTGAAGTCCCCTGCATGTCTGGCGGATACACGTTCTCTCAAAAGGCATTCGAGCAACTGAAAGCGGGCGATCTGAGCCACGACCCGCACAATACGGTCAAGGAAAGTTTTCAAATGCAGCAGGATATTATAGCTAAGTCGCGCACACGCTAAACGCGGGCCGCGCGTGACGCTTCGGAAAGACGAAGAATACGAATACGATTATGAAGCTAACGAAAATCAGCGGGACGGCGTTCATGGGAGGCACGTTCTCCGTAGAGTTGGGCGACTTGAATCTCATTCACGGCTCGAACGACAGCGGGAAAACGCGACTCGGAAATCTCATTAAACTCTTGTTGCTCGGCTACCTTCCTGCGCTTGGAAAGCTGCCGGGCGAGATATTCAAGCTGAGTAGCGGAGCGATAATGGAGGTGAATGGCGAGTTCGACAACGGAGAGGTAATCCATCGAACTTGGAAACAAAGCGGAGACAGAATCCAGACCGTCAAGAAGGTGCCAGTGGAGCTAGAAGATACGACGCCGCTAGTCTTACTTGACGCTAACGATTACTTCGGACGGAGCGCGCGGGGCCGGGTGGAGATGGTGTTCAGCGTGGCGGATATCAGCAGCGTTAAGGTTGACTTTCCAGAGGAGATAGCGCGAACGCTTCGGTTAAGCGAGGGCATGACGGACGCGAAAGCGCAAGCGGCAATGACTATGCAAGAGTTGATCGACAACGCGCTCAACGGAGTCGAGGAAGAACGGAAACGCATCGCAGCGGACGTGCGGCGCTATACGCAAACACTTCAAGGCTTAAGCGCGTTACAGTTGGCGGACAAACCGGCGACGCGGAGCGTGGAAGAGATCGACGCGGACATTCAGACGGAACAGAACGCTGGCGCGGAGAAACGGGCGCGGCGGACAACGCTGGAAGAGGCTCAGAAAAAGAACGAGCAGCTTGAACTTGAACGGGATTCCTTGCAACACCGGATAGCGCAGGCGGGCGATCCGGTTCCGCGTGAGTTTGATATCGCGAAGTTACGCGGTCGAGAGGCGAGTATTTGCCTAACGCTAGGGACGGCGCGAGCGCGCGTGGCGGACAAAGAAGAATGGAAACGCAAGGACGATATACGGCAGCGAGAAATAGATAGGCTTGTGTCGGAAATCAAAGAGATTGAAAAACTCGGAACTGATGTGAGCGCTCTTGAAAAGCGTATTACGAAAATCGAAGCGGCAATCGCCAAGCAGAAACCATCGACGTGCAAAACGTGCAAGCAGAAGGTTTACCCCAAGCCGGTCAAAGACGCGGATAAATTACCGGAGTTAACAGCCGAATGGCGAGGCTGCCGCGAACGTGTGGATAACGCGACGCGCAAGGGAGAACTTATAGCGGAGTTGGTAAAACAGGCGCGACCTGAGCCGGAAGTAAGCACGGACAACATCGACGTTCTGGAAGCGGAGCTAAAGCAAGTACGCGACGACATTGCGGAGTTTGTCCAGACGGCAGAAGTAGTGACGTGGCGGAAGCAACTAGCGGAGATGGCAAAGCCGGTTAACCACGGCGCGGAGATGGCGGCTTTAGCAATCGAGGTGCTGTCGCACGTAGACCGCGTTGAAACGCTCAGAACGGAGCGGAAGGCAGCGGAGAGCGACCGGCAAGACCGAAAGCGGCTACAGGAAGCGCAGAACGCGCAGGAAGGGGCAATCTTGATCGAGATGCGCTACAAGGAGGCCAAGAAGTTCCTTCTCGAAAAGAAAGCGGAATTGATCAAGCAAGTGTTCGACCCGCTGTTACAAACGGCGGAGCGGTTCATGCGCGGTATTTTTCTGCAGCCTATCGAGTATCGCGACGGCGAGCTAGGAATGTTCTCGGGTTCATCGTGGGTAACCGAAGCAACTTTCGGTGGGGCGAAGCGCGCGTTACTTCACGCGGCGCTGCAATGCGCGTTAGGAGCGCAGAGCCCGTGCCGCATAATCCTGATGGACGAACTGGCGACTATCGACGCGGTGAACACGAAACACTTCCTGCAAAACATTGTGGCAGCGCATAAGGCCGGAGCGTTCGATCAATTTGTAGGTATGACGGCGCGGTTAGATGAAGACGATCAGACCGGGATACGATTCCTACCAAAAGGCTTTACTTGCATCGAAGCGAAGGACAATACTTACGCACGATCATGACAACACTAACGACCGAGTTCGACCAAGGCTTTGATATCGGCGAGGAAGTGGCGTTCTCGGATGGAAAACGGATGCGGATAGCAAGCGTGGAATCCGCGACGCGGGTTACGTTACGAAAACTCCGCTGGCGTGACTACGTACTTTACTACCTGCGCGAATGGTGGAGCGGTGTCGAGCCGCTGGAATAACAAGCTTATGAGCGAACCACTAACAGACTCGGACACGATGCCGTGGGGAAAATACGGGCCGACAAAAGGGGATCATCGCAAGCTCGAAGATATCCCAAGCGAATATCTTCTTTGGCTGTGGGACAACGGAGTTTACCGAGACAAGGCCGGACAGAACGCGCCGCTTCATAACTACATTAAAGAGAGTTTCAGCGCACTAGAGAAGGACGCGCCGGACTTTATCGTAACGCACCGGCCATGACAAGTTACCGACTTTTTTGCGGCTATAATTCAACGTTCGGACGAGATGAAGTTGAAGGCGAACTAGAAGCATTCATCAAAGCACTTCGCGCCGAACCTGAGCGAATCATCAAGGAAGCGTTAAGGCTTGAACCGGCACTCAGTCTCGACCGGCTAGCGGACTTCGCGGAGAGCTACCGCGAGAATAAAGACCTAACGTGTTTCATTAAGCGCGACAAGGAGGAGGATGGAAAACTTTACATCGTCCAGTACGCGAGCGGCGGCGGAGAGGATCGCGATTACAAGGAAGCCTGTCGGAGGGCAGTAGCGCGGCTCACTATTGAGCACATGCACAAGAATCGCATGGAGATTTCATTTTCTGTCGGATGAGCCTCTGAGGAAATGACACCCTACAACGCAAACGACCGCATCAATTTCTTTACGAAAAAGTGCGGCCGCTGCTTTATCCAACCATCAGGTTTATTCATGAACGGGGAGACGATAAACACAGGTGGAGTGCCAGTGCAAGCAAAATGAGCAAACCGGGAAAGTTCAAATGTCGCAACTGTCAGCGACCATTGCGGCGACCTAACCAGCCGCACAACTGCATAAGACGGCGGCGCGCAGACGTTGGGCCGCGCCATTACAAAAACGATTGGGGGGTGTTCTGCGGAGAGAGATTCATTTACGCTGGCAGCGAGCACGAGACGAAGAATAAGGTAGAGAACGAAAACCGGGAGCCGCGAACAACAATCAGCCGATGGGAAGCGCGCAAGCTGACTGCGCAAGAAAGGAAGTGGTACGTCAAATGAAACCGACATCGGAGCAGCAAGCGGTAATCGACAGCGTGGCGAGGTTCATTCTTTGCGTCGCCGGAGCGGGTAGCGGGAAAACAAAAACTCTTGTCTGGCGCATCTTGCGTCTGATACAAAACGGAGTCGAACCCGGAGACATCTGTGTAATCGTTTACACGAACGAGGCGGCGCGCGTCATCCACGACCGGCTACATCCTGCGAGCGGCGAGTTCGCGATCAACCTAGGGTTTGTTGGTACGCTCCATTCTTTTTGCCTCAAGCACCTACAGTCCTACGCGGGGTTCACGAACGTGACCGTGCTGGATGAGGAAGAGGCGGACGAGGAACTATTGCGACGCGCGAAGGCGGCGGGCGTTAAAGCGAGCGAGAAGGAATTAAAGTTATGCCGTGAAAACTGGTTGCGCGAACAGTTCCTACCGAAAGGGCCGGTGCAAATCGCGGTCGCGAGTTACTACCGAAAAATGGAGGCGACGCGCGCGCTGGACTTCAACTCTATTCTGACAAAGGCGTTAGAGCATTTAGTTCGCGTCGGCTGCGAAAAATGTGGCGACACAAAGAGAATAGCCATTGAAGTCACTCCTGTAACGATACCCGGACAGAAAGGCTATATCACTTGTCCTTATTGCGTCGGGCAAGAACGACAGCGCGAATGGAAACATCTATTTGTTGATGAGGCGCACGATAGTAGCCGCACGGACATGGAGATTTACGCGGCCATTCAAACGGAGAACAGATTTATAGTCTGCGACAGTGATCAGGCTATCTTCGGATGGAGGGGAGGGGATATTACCGGCGTACTGGAATTGGCGCAGTCACCAGAATGGGAATTACTTAAGCTCGAAGGGAATTTTCGATGTAGTCCCGAGATATGCGCGGCGGCTCAGCGACTCATTGAGCATAACGCCGACCGGATACCGAAGACGATGGTATCATTAGTCGGAACCGAAGCCGCGACGGAAACGGCTAAAGATGGAGCGCAAAAACCTCCCGCGAACTTAACGGACGGTCGCGCGCCCGTTTCTACGGTTAGTGCACAAGCGTTCGATTCTGACACGGCAGAAGCCGTGGGGATAGCGGCAGCGATTATGAGCAAACTGGCGCTTGATCAACTCGGAACGGAAGAACCGAGAGTTATCGAAGCGTGGGGAGTAAAGCCGAGCGACTTCGCTGTTCTGGCGCGGACAAACGCAATCGCGGAGAACATCGCGGACACTTTAGAGGCGCACCGGATACCCGTGCGGCGGAGAGTGAAGCCGAACCTGCCGGAAGACTGGAAGAAAGCGAAGGCGGCACTGCGGATGTTGCAGGCGCGGAATGACGACTCGATCATCCGTTTCATACGGCTGGTAAACCCAAGCGCGGCGGTGTTCGCGGAGAAGCAGCACGCGCTAGGCAAGATCAACCTCCGCGAACAGTTCATGACAGGACTGGAATGCACGGTCGCTGGTTTGGGCCGGGACTTGAAGCGGCTCGACATTAGCTTCGCGAGCGAGGAGCGAATCGGGATGATCGCGGACATGATACCAGAGGCGACGCTGGCGGATGTCGTACTGGCCGTGTCGCAGGACTTCGAATACGAGACAGTCGGTGAAGGAGTTTTCTGTTCGACGGTGCATCAGGCGAAAGGGAAAGAGTTCGACACCGTAATTATAGCGGGATGCGAGGAGGGAACGTTACCGTCGCGCCGGTCGGACTTATCGGAAGAGCGGCGCATCTTCTACGTCGGAATGACGCGCGCAAGGCGGACGCTATGCATAACGTGGGCGGCGGCGCGCAGAGAACCGTGGGGGCGAATGGAATACAAAGAGTGCGCGCCGTCTCGATTTATTAAGGAAGCGCTGCCATGATTCGGATAACAGCGGAAACAGCCGCCATCACAATAGGAGAGATTCGCACTCACATATTAAGCAAGGGCGTCGCGGCATATCTGGAATACAAGACCGCCGTAGCAATGCTCGCGGAATTGAAAAGCAGGCCGGATTCAGAACTAGCGGACGACGTAACATTGAGCGCGTTGTTAATAATAAAGCCTTTTAAGAAACCCCTACATAGGCCTGCGTAGCGCAATCCGCGCGCTTAAGCGCCGTGCGGCGCTAACTCAAAATGAGCACTTTACAAAGCGCGGTAAACGGAGATAATTAGCGCACGAAACGATTATGAAAGACAAGGAAGCAATAGCGAGAGAGGTTGTCGAAAGTTTTGGTGGATTAAACATTCCTTTCAACCAAGGACACTTTGAGGTAATGACCAAGCGAGTTGTCTCAGCCATAACAGAGTGGGAGAAGCAACAGCCAAAGAAGCCGAGTATCCACAACAAGAAGATGCTCGCCGCAATCGAGAGTGTCATAATCGAGCACTCTGGAAATGGCGAGTTAGCCGAATACGTTTGCCGTTATCTTTCAGCCGAGATTTCGCCTCCAGCGGAAACCCCCGCAGCGCCATCGGACTCCGTTAAAGTGCTCGGACAGAAGGAGCGTTATCCATTATCCGACGCCTCGGAAATGAGGTGCGTGCAATGCGGAACGTTCACGACTTGGTTGCTTGCAGGGAGCAGAAAATGGCGCATGGGGCGATGCGCGAGTTGTGACGGAACACTTTTACCAACCTCTTCTGTCCCTGCCGCATCGAAAAGCTCACCCGTCTCGGAGTCTCCCCAAATCCAGTCTGACTCACTTCCCGCGATACTCGATGAGGAGGAGAAATACTTTCACCATCAGATTGATTACCAAAGAGAAACAATTCAGGCAAAAGGATTGGCGCTCGTAAAGGCGCTGCGCAGGGCGATGGAATTTATCAGACTGATGCGCTCGGGCTACGAAGATTATACCGACATTCCAGCGAGACACGCCGCTGATGAGATCACCGCCATCCTAAAGGAGAACAAGAAATGAGCGACACTGACAAATTGGCAAACCAAATCATAAAGGAAGTCGGAATGGGCGCTGGTCCTAACCGTATTAAGCAGTTAATAGCAGAGAACGAAATCGCACACATCAAATCAGCAGGAGAGATAACCTGTGCAATTCACGGCGGAAAATACTTTTTCCGAGATGGATGCCCTAAGTGTAGTGAAACCCCCATTGCGTCAGAGCGAAACACGCACGTCCTACAGATGGCTCTCTCACGACTTACCGAAGATCAGCTCAATCTTAAATTCGCCAAGTTATCGGGGTGGAAATTAAACAACGGAAAGTGGTGGCATGACGATTTAGGTGACGGCCCCCCATCTCTCGATTACTGCGCTATGATTGGACGGACGGACATTGAGCTACTTCTTCTGTCCGAGCACGCACCGGAGTCCGATAAGGCAAGTGGGGTTTCGTCGAGAGCATGTCCAGAGTGCAACGGGACTCAATTCCATCACTCGCGTTGCAAGAGCAGGCTTACACATCCTATCTCCTTTCCCCTGCCGGGAGCAGAAGAGTGGACGGGTGCTACGGTCGCTAAGATCGTAGCCGGGTCGATAGATTTTGTGGACGAATTTGAGATGATCGCAAACGCTCACAACGCCTCTCTTGCGTCCCTCCGGCAAGAAAATAAAGCTCTCCGACGGCAGCTTGAATCAGTTCCTGCAATATTTCGACGTAACGCGAGTGCTATACCGAGCGTTAAGCATTCGGGAACTTGAGAGCGCGTTATGCGGAGAAGAAAAGTGGTAGAAGAATTGCCTTTCCTTTTCGGCGCGCGCGGCGGATACTTAGAATACGAAGATGAGCGATGAAACAGAGAGTAAGGCCGTGCAAGCTTTTCGAGATCAATTCTCTAGGGAAGCCTTTCGCTGGTTTTTCGAGGATGAAAAGTTCACCGATGAGGATTTATTAGAGGCGCGCCATATTTGGGAAAGATGCAAGAGGTTAATCGACTTGGCGGCGAGCATTAGCCGACTGGGAGAGAGATGGTTGAGAACTCTATCGGGTTGCGATTTAAGAGAGTTAGACGAGTGCCCGTTTCTTTCCGACAAAGAGCGGGAATTAGTGCAAGCGGCGCGCCGGGAATTTAGCGGTATTAGACGAGAGTCAGAAAGGCGCTCATTCAGGCAAGGATTTATTTACCTAGCCCTTAACAAGCGGAATGGGTTTATTAAAATCGGTTTTTCAACACAACCGGCGACCCGAGAAGCAACGCTTCAATCCGAAGAGCCGGAAATTGAATTTATCCACATCGCAAAAGGTTCGATGCGGGACGAACAAGACTTACATCGCCGTTTCGAGAACAAAAGAATGCGCGGAGAGTGGTTCGAGTTGTCAGAGGACGATATAGCTCAAATCAAATCGGGAGAATGAACCACTCCTTTGACATCGAGCACGCCGAGAAATACGGGCTACTACCTGCGATTTGCCTCTGCCAGTTCCAGTTTTGGATTACTCAAAATAAAGCCAACGGAAGAAATGAGCACGAAGGCAGGACGTGGACTTACAATTCAAATAAGGCGTTTCAAAAAATGTTTCCGTATCTCACTGGGAAACAGATTCGCCGGGCGTTGGAAGAATTAGTTAAGGCTGACATAATTATCACAGGAAACTTCAACGCGAACAGTTATGACAGGACGTTGTGGTATGCCTTTAAGGACGAAAGCATATTCCTTCTACGGCATCTCGATGCGCCCTGTAGGGCAAATGGAAGCGCCGAATCGGGCAAAACTATAACAATTAAAGAAACCAAAGAGGAACCAGTTAAGGGAAAGACGGCGTTTCTTTTTTCATTTTCATCAGAGAACTTACCGCCACCACTGAATACGCCGGAGATGCAAGACGCTTGGGACGAGTGGCAGGAACATTGCCGCCAGCGGAGAAATAAACTCAGTGAAGGTTCGGCGCGGGCACAAATCAAGAAAATGCAGGAATGGGGGCCGGAGCGGGCAATCGCGGCCATTAAGCACAGCATTTTCAAAAACTGGAAAAGTATTTTTGAAGAGAAGGACACCGACCGCAACGGACACCGGAACGCGAAAGCAGCGGAGGATTACAAAAACCTTACAGCGGAGAACGCGCTATGATCGATTGCCCGGCGTTACATTTACAATCGCAGGACTATCCGGCGCGATTTATGGGCCGCGTTCCTAAGACGATCCGAATGAGGCGCGCAGTTCAAGCGGACGAACCGATGCGCTCGCTGTCACCTGAATGGCGCGGAGTAATTGCGGAACGCGGGATGCTTTACCCGGCGTATACAAACAGTCACGGGGCGGTTAGCGCCGTGATGGATAACAAACAGAAACTCGGAGTTAAGCCGGACGAGTTTGAAATTACGGAGTGGCACCTATGATCGATCTAAAACCATTTTGCTCAATTAACGCGAGCAGGCCCGGAATAATGCAGCCGTTCCGCGACGGTGATTTCGTTTACGCGACGGATACGCGAATCATTCTAAAGATTCCGGCTACAGACCATCCCCCAATTACCGCTTCTTATCATCCCCTAACTCCGACATCTGGTTCTATCGCTGCGCTAGGTTGGCGGCATAATGAGATTACGAACTGGAAACCGTGTAGTGAGTGGTTTGAAAAATGCGGCTACTGCAACGGTACGACGGAACATAAATGTAACTGCGGGGTGACGCATCAATGCGGGCATTGTAGCGGAACGGGGTTAAGAAATAGAACCCGGAATGTAACGATTGGAGCGGCGACAATTCACCGCAATTACGCCAAATTAATTTGGACGCTTCCAAACGCGGAAGTAGAAGCCGACCCTAAACAATTTGATGCTTGTGTAGCCTTCCGATTCACGGGCGGAGAGGGACTAGTTATGGGGCTACGGACATCATGATCGCGCAACGCTTTCCCGAATCGAACATCACATTCACGAAGCCGGAAGGCTGGACGGAACGCGAGTGCGCCGATATCGCAGGGTTTATCGGGACTTATGGCGGGGACAAGGGCAAGCCGGTTGTTCTAACGGCGTGGAAGCCGACGCCGGAAGAGTTAGTGAAGTTGAACCTTGGCGAACCACTTTGGCTTCATCTAGCGTACGACAGAATGGTGCCGGTACTACTCACGACTGATCATCCGTGGGAAACAAAAAGCGAGGAAAATAAGAAATGACGTTGACGCGACAATACCTACGCGATCATCAAGAGGAACTAAACCAAAAGGATGCGATGACGTTGAAGAATTTATTCCAAGCGGCGAAGTGTATGCACCGGAGAATAATTGCCGGAGAGACTTACCGATTTTGCGGGCGTGGCGCACTAAAAAGCGTTCACGGTGGGAAAATTATTTTCTGCGGAGCGCATAGGGAACAGTAGAATGGGCAAGCGCGCAAAAAGTAACATAGCGACAGCCGAACCTGAGTTTGAGCCGACGCCGGAGTTTTCACGCTTAGAGCAGGAAGTTGCGCGCCGCAAGCAGCGAGACCTAGAACGCGGAGTTGAGCCGGGACAATATCGCGGGAAAGACCCTCAGCCTCTTAGCGCGGACATCGCAGCCTTCCGTAAGCGTTACGGAATAACGGCGGAAAGTTCAAAGGAGTGCGCACGCGAAACGGCGGAGATTGAAGCGGCAGCCGTGCGGGAGTTACACAAACGGCAAAAGGAAGGTCGGTGGCGGACACTTTGCCCGGCCAAGTTCCGAGAACCGTTCAACATCGATTTGATTCCGGCGAGCGTTGATCGAGTGAAAATACGCGAAGTGTTAGCGTGGACATTCAGCCCCAAGGGACTCTGGATAATCGGCGATACAGGGTTAGGGAAGACAACTACGATGTTCAAAATGTTATATCGCGAAATCATCGAACACAACCGGAGCGCGGTCATAATAGACGGCATTGCATTTTCAAACGAATGCAGCGCGGCGTTCGGCGACCCGGCTAACACCGATAAGCGATTGAACAAAATGGTCGCACCGGACATACTGGTAATCGATGATTTATCAAAACGGCTAACACCGGCGACACAACAAGGATTTTTCGCGGTCTTGGATCGCCGGGTAGCGCGACTGCGACCGTTAATCATTACGACTAATGTAAGCGGAAAGATGCTTTTTGAAGGCGGCATCGACGAGTCAGGCAAACAAAGCAAGCCACTAATAGACGATCCGCAGTTAGCGGGGCCGATGCGCCGGAGATTGAGACAGCATTGCACCCCTGTAATTTTCTGATAAGTAGATGCGAGCATGGGAAAGAAAAACGAAGCGAAACCAAAAAAGCGCGAACCGAACGCCGATGAGGATTTACTCGTTGACATCATCGCCGCATTTGTGAGCTACCCGGATGACATCGGAGTAACGACACTGAGCCAAGGCGGGGCGAATATTTTGATCGAGCTAGAAGTAAACCGGGCGGATTACGGGAAGGTGGCAGGCTCGCAAGGGCGGCACATCACGGCGATCCGAACGATCTTTGACTTCATCGGTGCGCGCGAACAGCGCCGGATACGCGTGATGCTGATAGACCAGCCAAGGATCGCGCCGCGCGACTTCGTTATCCCGCCACAGTTTGAAGAAAACCTGAATTGGAAGCCGGATGCGACCGTTGCGTTACTACAACGATTGCTTGACCGAATCTTCATTAAGCCGTTCTCGATTGAAGTGGCATCAGCGGAAGCGACCACGAACATCGAAATTCGCGTGGATAAAAAGGAGCAGGAAATCATGGACGCGCTAAAGCCACACCTACAGCCCATCTTCCATGCTTGCGGGAAAGCCTCGGGCCGTATTCTCTACGTGGAAGCGCCGCAAGCGATACCGGCAATGACGACATGAAAAAGCGTCTCGTCTTAACGCACGTTTGGTTCTTAGAAGATCAGCACGGACGGCGATACATCGCGGCGCTTTTATGGGAATGTCTATAATGAGTGAACCGATCCGACCGGATTGCGACATCTGCGGAAAGCCGATTGGCTCGCGAAGCTGGACGCAATGGAAGGCGGGAAGTGAAGACGCTGAGCACGTAGCGCACACAGATTGCTTTGAAGCGAGCGCCGCCCGCGGAGATGAAATCGTATGAGCGCCAAGCGTTACGATTCACCTTTACGCTGGCACGTAGACAGTCATACTCGGACGGGGATAAAGCACCTTGTCGAATTAGACGCATACGATGGGAACGGGCGCTGTAGCTGCGAAAATTTCACCTACCGGCTCGAAAAAGTAATCGCGCAGCCGGGCGCTACGCCTTCTAACTCGACTCGTTGTTCTCATATTCTTGAGGCGCGGGACGAATGTCTAGACCAAGTATTGAAGCTCGTAAAGGCGCGCCAAAAAGAGAACGGGCACGATAAAAAAGAAAAGGCGGCGGCATGAGCGGGCATTCAAAAACTTTCGTAGAGCAGTTTAAGAAACTGAAATCGGAGATTGAACCCGCAAGTATCACGGGCGGCGGAACGAAAATCCCCGCCGACGTTTTGAACGGGAGGACGGAATGCGATGCAATGAACGCGCTTCAAAATCACGGTATCATCAGCGACAACGCGGTTGACTGGCGAGACGTTGGGAACACGCAAGAAGCAATCGATTGGCTTCGGGCGAATCCAGAGGAAAAATAAAATGGCGATGCACGATTTGAAATCCGATTCTGCCGAGTTCGCGAAACTGAAAAGCGGCGAGCAGACGTTTTTACTGCGGCTCAACGAGAATTTTCAAATGAACGAGACGATATGCGTGCGAGAGTTCGATCCGTTCAGGGGGCAATACAGCGACGCGCATTTGGTATTCCGCATCACGAGCATTCAAGACGGGGAACGGAGTCCATCCGTACTGTCTCCGCGCTTCGCAATCATATCGATCGTACCGGCAGAAGAGACGGAGCAGCTTTAGTGACGCCCAATGACGCCGGAGAGATTGCGGCAGACATTTCCGCACGCGAGTAAAAGTTTCCTAGCGTTGATGGGCGCGAGCGAAACGAATACGCAACAGGCGGCAGCGGAACCGAAAACGAAAGGCCGACAGCCGAACCGGACAGAGGCCGAATATGGGTTGATGCTGAAATCGAAATATCCAGAGGCCGACGTTCGGTTTGAAGCATACACATTGAAGCTGGCGGATGGATGTCGATATACCCCGGATTGGGACGTTGAATTTCCTGATGGGACGCTGGAATTTCATGAAGTAAAAGGCCGATTTATTTTCTCGAAAGCCCTCACGAAACCGAAGACCGCCGCCGAACTGTTTCCGCAGCGGTTCACGCTCGCGCAGAAATTGGCGAGCGGGTGGGAAATAACGCCACTCAGAGGGAAAATCGACCGGAAAGAAAAAACTTTACAAACGGGCCGAGAACGGAGATAAGTGACGGCACGATATGGGAACGAAGACGAAAAAAGACGTGGTAAGAGACAGAGCGAACGCTTACGTCGAACCAATCATCACCGCGACTCGCGACGTGTTCGGCAGCCGGACGAAGCTGATGGAACTTTTGAGCAAGCGTCTCCGCAAGCCGGTGAGTCGCCACAGAATCACGCGGTGGCTACGTGATGAACCGGCGAACCGCGAGCAGCCGCTCCTCGGAATCGGGTTGATCTTGCGCGAAGTTTTCGACGCGAACAGAGTTTACATTTTGCAACCGTGGAATGCGGCGAAGCGCCGGAAACCGCGAGGCAAAAACAAACAGAAAACCAAAGGAAAAATGAAATGAAAAAATACGAACTGCATGAACTGGCGCAGTTGTTTCCGCCGATGGACGCGGACGACAAAGCGAAACTCACTGAGTCCATCAAGAAAAACGGGTTGATCGAGCCGATAGTGTTGCTCGACGGCAAAATCCTCGACGGCGCATCGCGCTACAGCGTATGCCAAGAGGAAGGAATCGAGGGACGAGTCGTCGCGTTCGAAGCGTTGACTCCGATCATCCGCAAGAGCGGGCCACTGGAATATGTGATGGCGCGGAACCTCGACCGGCGTCACCTAAACGCGACACAGAAAGCGACAATCGCGGTGGACGCGCTGCCGTTCTTTGAAGCGGAAGCGAAGGAGCGCCAGAGTGCGGGCGGTGGGCGGGTAGCGCCTTCCGGCGCTAACTCAAACGGCGACGAAATGAACCAAGACCCCGGCACAAACGCTGCGGATGAACCTCAAGCGCCGCCGCGTGGGAAGAAAGCTGCCAAAGCAGCAAAAGGTAAGGCGTCGGCGAAAGCGGCGAAAGTGACGGGCGCGAGCGCGCGGAGCGTGGAACGGGCGAAGGCGTTGAAAAAGAAAGACCCGAAAAAGTTCGCAGCGGCAAAGGCCGGAAAAATCTCGCTGACGAAAGCGGAGCGCGATCAAAAGAAGGTTGACGCGGCGAAGGCGGAACTGGCCGATGCGCTCAAGAAAATCTCAAACGTCGCCGGGAAAGACACGGCGGCGGTGATGGAGAAGCGCAAGCGGGCGGAGATTCTCGAACTGGCCGGGATGTCGGATGCCGACATCATCAAGGTACGCGGGCTCATCGGCTCCGGTTGGGCGTTGGCTAAGGCGAAGAAGTACAAAATGACTGCCTTGGGGCGGACGCACAGCATCGGCGATCTTTGCACGCGGGCACTGGCGCAGGGCGTAGCGAAGGCCGGGAACTACTCGCTCACGATCAAGCACGAGGGCGTGGATTTGGAGATCGTCGTCAAGAAGGCGAAGGAATAAACCTTTCCGGCGTCCGGGCTTTCTTAAGGGGTTTGCCCCGGATGCCAGAAACTCCTGCCGCCAGCGCACCGAGTAGATACGGGAAGCGGGGCGGCGGAGAAACCAATAAAATACCAATGCTGGATTTAGCGGCGGAACCTACGGAAGTGGAAGTTGCGATCACGATTCCGTCAATTAAAACTAAGCAACTCGCGCCTAATAAACGGCCATTTTCGAGCCTTTTTATAACTCCATATCCCGATCCAGTTTTAGATGTAGATCACGTCGGAGCGAAATTAACCGCGAAAATTTCCATCACGTTTCCCAACGGAGTAACGCGCGAAATACAAACCGTTATCGAAGGCAAGAGCAGCGCGCCATATACGCGCGTATTAAAAATCAAAGCCTCGCCGTGACTACGCAAGACGAGCTACAATTTGGCCCGGCGAAATATCCGAACGCAGCCGGATTCAAAAAGGAGGGGACGAGCGAGGAAGCGGCGGCGAGTATCACGGACGCGAAGGATTCGCACCGTCGCATTCTCGACATTCTGAAAACCGGCGACTTCACCGCCGATGAAATAGCGGCGAAGATGGGCGTGACGGTGCTTTACTGCCGTCCGCGCTGCTCCGAATTGATGAAGCTCGGACGGATAATAGAGACGGGCGAGCGCAGGATAAATACTATCAGCGGGAAACGCGCGGCGGTATTAACCCGGAAATGAAGGACACGGCGATACAGTGGGCCGACCATACGTTTAACCCGTGGGAGGGCTGCACGAAGGTCGCGCCAGAGTGCAAGAACTGCTACGCGGAAACGCTCGTTGATAAACGTTTCGGTCGCGCGAAGTGGGGCAAGGGGCAGCCACGGCGCAGGACATCCGAAAACCTTTGGAAGCAGCCGCTCGCGTGGAATAAAAAGCCGTGGCGATGTGACAACTGCGGACTCTTTTTCACACTCGCTTGTCCGAACTGTTATACATCGGCAGGCAGTACCGGAACGCATCGTGTCCGTGTATTCTGCCTCTCTCTCGGAGACTGGCTGGACGAGGAAGTGCCGATTGAATGGTTTGCTGATTTGATGATTCTGGCGCACCGCTGCGATAATCTCGATTTTCTTTTCTTGAGCAAACGCCCGCAGAATTGGAAGAGGCGAATCTTTGAAGCAATCGCCGAACTCTACAAACGCGATGCTGACACAGAACTCGTGCGCAGTTGGCTGAAACTGTGGTTGGAATTTAATAAACCTCCACACAACATCTGGATTGGAGTAAGCGCAGGAGCAGACCAAAAGGCGGCGCTGGATATACCGGCCAAGATTCATTTTCTTTCCTGCGAGCCGATGCTGCACGCGCTGGATACGAAGCACGCAGCGGGATTCGACTGGATCATCTTCGGCGGGGAGAGCGGGAAGAACGCGCGCGATCTGAACGTAGAATGGATTCGCGAGGGCGTGGCGTTCTGCCGCTCCAACGGAGTCGCGCCGTTTGTAAAGCAGCTTGGCGCGCGGCCATACTGGAACGGTCTCATGGGCAACTTCGCCACTTCTGCGGAGTGCCGGTATCGCCTCAAAGACTCCCACGGCGGCGACATGGAAGAGTGGCCCGAAGATTTGCGCGTTAGAGAATTTCCCTCACTAATATGATCAGAGAAAAACACGCGACGTTTCCCTGTCCGACGTGCGGAGAGCGCAGGAATGGAGTGATCGACAGCCGCTTGAGCCGGGAGGGAACGGTAACGCGGCGGCGCAGGCTTTGCGATAACGGACACCGCTTTACGACACGCGAGCGAATCGAGCCGGAACGCCCTGACAATCGCCCGGTTGAACAAATCCCCGGCGTGTGGGCATAATCGAACAATCGGAACTGTGGCCCGATGACATCGGCTCGGAACCGCGAGAATGCGTCCGCTGCAAAACCGAATTTCAAACACCGCGCGATCCGGGAACGCGACCATTCGGATACAAACCGTTTTGCCCGCCGTGCGAAGAGAGCATTTGTTTTTACGGCGCGATGATACAGCGGGCGTCGGCGCGGCAAGCGGAATACAAATTACACCGGCCAAAGCGGAAACGGAAAACGAGCGAGCCGGAACCGCAACCGAAGCGGTCAAGGAAAGAGCGCGCGCGCACCGCCAGCGCGCCGAAGGTCGAGGCGGCGGAACCAGAGCCGGACGGAGAGGCGGACGCGGCGCTAGAGGCGGCAGCGGATTCGATGATGCGCGGAGAGAAAAATGACTGAAATTGGCAGGGCGTGCAACTTACGTCACGTTTTGCCTAGGCAAACTGGCGCGTAAAAAATCTTCATAAATCGTCATAAAAGAGCTTTACACGGCGCATAGTGGGGCGGAGAATAAGGCATGACACGAACCACAAACAACGACGCCAGCGCGACGGCAGAAGCTCGCGGACTGAAAGTTAGAATATTTGGCGCGAATCTCCGCGACCAATCCAAGGGAGTATTCGTAGTTCACGCGGCGGATTGCGCGGACTGCAAAAAGCTGGCGCACGAAACATCCTGCATCGAAACTCATGAAAGCGCGTTGTCCATTTCCAAAAGCATTTGGGGCGACATGATCGACGAGGGCAGCATGACGGTGGAAGACGGATTGATGGAAATTCACTTCGCGCCGTGCGTCAAGTTCGCGCGGACGCATGAGCCGATCAATCAACATGGCGGCAACCGTTGGATTAGCGCAAGTCCGTAAATCGGCGGACAAGGCGTGGCTCAAATGGGCGGTTATTTTTCCATGCGACAGAAAAACGGAATGGTTCGCCACTGAAGACGCGGCGGAAAACGTAAAGCGCAATTATAACGGAGCGAATCTCTAACATCGTGTCAAACGCCGGGGCGGTGCCCGATGGCCGCTCCGGTAACGCACGGAGAAAAAACTTTATGAATGACACGACCATCGAGCGACCGCTCCTCCTTAAAGAAGGCGAGCGCCAGTGCGACGAATGCGGCGGAGACGGATGGCTAGAAGGCGATCACGACGCGCTCCACGACTGCCAGTATTGCGGCGACAAGGGCTACGTGACAGAGGACGACAACCGGAGCGTCGATCTGCGACCGTGGGCGACGCCGCAGGAAGTCTGGGCGCACTTGGAATACCTGCGCCGTATTTTTTCCATAACAATTTCGGCTTCCAATTCGGGAGCGAAAACGGGGCATCAGAGTAAGAATTAACCACGGAATAATCAACCGAAGCGCGGCCCTGTTCAAGCCGGGGCCGCGCGGAGAAAAAACCAATGAGCATTAAAATCAAAAAATTCACGAGCGGACTTCGCGTAACGGTGAAGGACGGCCCGTTAAAGGGATTGAGCGGCACGGTGCGCCGCTGCCGTAGGGCGGACTACGGAGCGTGGATAGAGATGGACGATCTGCCGGAAGGCAAAGTTGACGGAGCGCTCTTCCCCTTCGCGAATCAGAAGGGAGATAGCCGCCAAGACCACACGCTTCTTTACCCTAAAGAATGCACGCTCGGAAAGGTGGATGGATGAACGAGGAATCAAAATCACTCGCAGTTATCGAGCCGGTTAAGACCGAGAGCATCGAGAGTGGTTTACCGAAGATCGGCGAATGGTTTTGGGTTCGCGTGGAGGAAGACCCGTCAGATACAATCTATCGCCACGCCGGGCGGCACATCAGCAAGCGGCGCGGAAAGAAGCGCAAGGCCGAGCCGAAATTCCACGAGCATTTGATGTGCGTCGAACATGTCGCCAGCAATCACATCCAGTTTAACAGAATCGAGAGAGAGTCGGAATACACCGAGCAAATCAGCTTCCAAGATTTCATGATGAACTGCCGTCCAGCGCCGGAGTGGAGAGTAGCGTTAGAAAACCGGATGGAGGAAGTCCGACAGGAGATGGAAGCACAGACGCGGCGGCTATACGAGGACGCGCAGAAAGCTAACGCGCTCCCGCCGAGTAATACACAATTCACGCCAACCGAATCAGCACCGTTCGCGCTCGCGATCAGGACGCTAGACCCCGCGAAAGAAAAGGGACGACTAACGCGCCTCAAAAAGAAAATACCCGAAGTGGTAAAGAGCATCGAGTTGTTAGCGAAGGAACAAGCCGGACTCGCGAAGGGTTTAATGCTTTCCGAATTGAACAATCTTTACGCGATGCAGAAAAAACTGCGCGTGGTAGAGGATAAGATTTTCACGCTGGAAGTTTACGCCGGGTTGCAAGAGAAGGTGAAGCAGATCGCGGACGGCGAAGCGGCGGGGCCAGATACTAAGATAACGGTGCGCCAAAGCCTACTCTTTATGGACGAAGAGACGTTGATCGACTTCGACAAGGGCGGGATGGATTTCCGCAACCTGAGAGACTTCGACGAATGGGTAGCGAAGCCGGAGAGCATGGCGCGAGTGTTACCAGAACCGCGCGGCCTCGTCGCCTTTCGGGTACGCCGAGACGAAAAAGATTACGGGATACCGGAAACAATTTGGGACGCGTGGGCGCACATGGAAATGAATAAGCTGAATTTTGCGACCTACCTTTTAATTCGGAACGGCCAGAAAGTTTATCGAATCGCGAGCGCCGTCGATTTTCAGCCGCGCCTTATACCATTAAAGGGAGAGTTTGATGACGCATTCAGCGAAACGCACACCGTAAAATACGGCGGATGGACTGGCGGGAAAGATAATCGATATATCCCGGACGAGAAAGAAACTACCCGTATCGCGCCGGATAATTTCGATTACGACACGCACGCTGAAAAGCTGCGCAACCACCTAAAGCAATACAACCGCGTCGTCGTACTCTTGCAGGGATTACTCGACCGGAGCGAAGTATTCCATCCGCATCCGCCTATCAATCTAGCAGACCAGAACGACATGCTCGAATGGCTCAACCTCATAAGAGATGAGGAAGGCGCGTTAGGGGCCGGGACGCTGAGTAAGACATGGGAAGAATACCGTGACGCTAGCAACGCAGGTCTTGAAAAAGGCGACTTTATTTACAGCGATTACTACGATCACCGGCGTAGACCCTTCCAGACAAAAGACCGTCCCCGGATAATTCAGGTAAAGAAGATAAGGTGCGGGAACAAGGGTGACGTTGTGCAACCGCATTACACGCGGAGCGGTTACGGGGGACACGATGGCAGGCGGGAAAAAGAATGCGTCGGTATAGCTGGCGTTGAAATAGAATGGGACGGTGGCGTGCGCACGATTTATCCGCGATGGGGGAGTTCGCACGAAAAGAGTTATACGGGGCGCATGTGGATACCGCTCGAATACGTGTTCAACTTGATGGCCTACCAGCCGGGTGACTACAAACAGTTTTTGTGCGACCGCACGCAGAAGGGGAAATACCTTCAATGGGCTGGCGCGTTGCTTAGTGCGGAACAGTGGCATCCAAAAATGAGTAAACTATGAAAAAGACAACCCTAATTATACTTTGCGCGGGATGGCTCGTGACGGTATTCACGAGCGCCAACGTCGGGATACTGATGGAACGCGAGGCGCACCGGCAAGCGTTCGTGCGGGAACCGGCGTCGGATTTGGTAGCGTTCGAGCGGAAACCGGCAACAGCGAAACCGCAGTATCAATTCCAACCACCGCTCGGTCACAAGTATCCGCCAGATCGACCGAGCATCGAGGTAAAGCCGGGGCGGGATTTAAGCCGCTCGCTATGAACCCGACGCTTTGGACATACCAATCCGGCGAGCGGTGGGCCGGGCATATAGATTGGCACGACGGACGGCAACCCAAACGAGAGGGGCCATTCAAAAGCGAAGCAACGGCAGCGGTAGTTATTTCTCGAATGAACGGGAAGCAGCCGCCGGATGATATGCTTCGCCGTTGGAACGCTGAAATGCGTGACGAAAATCCCGCTTGGGAAAATCAAACTTCATGACCACGAAATACAAGACCTGCCTCGGTAAGATCGAGGCGGTGGAAGTCGAACGCGAGAGCGCCACTATGGTCTGGATACGCGGGCGCGGGCGAAAGAAGCGGACGACGTTCGAGAATTTCTTCGACACGCGCGAGGAAGCGGAAGCGCATCTGAAAACTCAACCGGATAAAATATGAAACTAGTGATCGACAAGAACAGTAATTTCACACACAAGGGCGGGGCTAACGCGAAAACTCCTCTCCCGAGTGAGCACGCAACCCGCGAGGGACAGAAGGCGCACACCCCGCTGCCGTGGAAAATATCGGTCAATGGTATGGGGCAACTGTTCATCACTAGCGATGACTCAGAGCACGACATATCACGCGTGGAGGATTTATCCAACCAATGGGCCAACGCCGAGTTTATCGTTTCCGCCTGCAACTCACATGAAGCCCTGCGAGATATTTGCGAAAAAGCGAAGCGCTTGATCGAACACGAAGGCACGTCATTCACCCCAGACATTCGCGCTACGGCAATCGGAGTGCTAACAGATTTGAATACGGCACTGGACAAAGCGCCTGAATCCTACTCCGCCCTACGAGCCTCACATGATGAACTGCTGGCGGCGCTGGAAACCGCAAAGTTTGAATTGACGTGCATGAAGTATTCGGATCGTAGCGATACGATGATTTAGATTAATCTCGCCATTAAGAACGCAGACAAAGTGAAAAAAACGGCATGAAGCGCGACAAGCTCATATTATTCGACCGGCGCATTGACGGACAACACGCGGTGCAATTAACTCTCGTGACTCCGGCGCTATGCATAAAAGCCGTCGCTACTGTTACGCTTGGAAAATCGAACGCGCTGGTGTCAAACGTATATGTGGCGAACCGGCACAGGCGAAAAGGAGTGGCCGGTAAAATGATCGCGGAATGCGCCCGGATCGCGCGCCTCGCGAAAAAGGAATCACTTAGTCTAATCGTAGTGGAAAAGAACAAGGCGGCGCGCGCCACGTATGCCGCGATGGGCTTCCGCTGTGTTTATCATTTCGACGACGGAGACGACATTCTTTCGAGACAAATATAAGCGACGAGGAAAAGTAAGGTTGACACCGGAGCATAGAAGGATTAGAAACGGAGCTTATGAGAATCAAATCATTCATCGTTGGATTACTGGCACTCGTCGCGATCAGTTTTGCGACGGTGGATAACGCGCAGGCGCAAGTGACAATGTTCAAGGGGCTGACGCCCGGCTTGACGGTCAAAGTCGGAACGGGCGGAATCGCAGCCGTAAAGACGACTGGCACCGCGGTTTCAACCGTGCACGCCGCGACCCTGAACACGGATAGCGGAACCATCACGACCGAGGCGCTGACCACGGCGGGATTGGCGACCTACACGTTCACGCTGACGGACAGCTTGATTACCGCAACGAGCAAGGTCTTCGTCACGATTACGAACGGAACAAATTCGCAAGGCAGTCTCGCGGGGGCCACGGTAACGCCGGGAGCCGGTTCAGCGGTAATCCTCGTGCCGAACTTGCACGCGACGCAGGCGTTGAATGGTACGATCGTAATCGGCTTCGATGTCGTGCAGTGATTATTTTTATCGGGGTAGCGCAGTCTGGTAGCGCGACTGGCTCATAACCAGTAGGTCAGCGGTTCGACATCGCGTTTGGGGCGCGACAAACCCACACCGCAGGTTCGAGTCCTGCCTGCCCGACCACTTTCGGATTGACAGCGCGCGAGCAAAGCGTGACGCTCTCAAAAGATGAATGAACACGAAGCGGCGCGGCAGTTTTCGGCGTGCAAGTCCAAGGTAGCAAAGCAGGGTGCACCACCGGACGGTTTCTTGATAGAACTGATCGCTTGGGGCAGCGACGCGCCGGACGAAATCTTCGCGCCGAACGCCGTCCCGGTAGAAATCTTTTCGGCTATCAAATCAAGCTTAGCAACGCCAGTGGGGAAGGACGCGAGCGGCACGCCGATCTACCAATGGGACAACGCGCTTCACCGGAGAGCGGCGCTGCTTGAAACGATGCGCGTCCACGCCGGGTTCGAGTCATCGTGGAACTGGAACGAAGGCGTTGATAAATCAAACCCTGCGAGCGTGGCGCATAAGACCGGAGCGGAAACAGGGATTTTCCAAGTGAGCTTTGACAGCGAGTGGCTAAACCACGACGCGATGAAAGCGTTCGCGGTGAAGCACCGCATCGACACGCCGGAGACTTTCATTGCCGCGATGAAAATAAATCACGCGCTGGCGATGGAGTACTACGCGCGGCTCGTTCGGTTGAACATCCGATGGGCGGGGCCGCTGATGCGGCACGGCAGCAACTCGATTTATCCTTGGCTGAGCCGGGCGGCTGTCGCCGAGTTTAAGAAATTCTTGACCGCATGAAAAAGAAGCCGCTCAAAAAGGGGGACGCGCGCTTACTGACCACGCTCAACGCGAACCCGAAAAACCCACGCCTTATTTCCCCGGCGCAACTTGAAAAGCTAGGGAAAGCATTAGCGGAGTTCGGAGACTTAGGTGGCATCGTTCTAAACCGAAGAACGGAAAGGTTGGTCGGCGGACATCAAAGAATCGCGGCCTTCAACTCACCTGAAACAAAGGTAACGATTACAGAGGCGCTTAAGGAACCGGATAAGACCGGTACAGTTGCCTACGGCCACTGCGAAGTGAACGGAACACGCTACGCCTACCGCGAAGTTGACTGGCCGAAACAAAAAGAAGCGGCGGCAATGATCGCGGCGAACCGGCACGGCGGAGAGTTTAACGACACTGCGCTTGCGAAGCTGCTCGCTGAATTACAGGGCGCGCAGAAACCGATAAGCATCGACTTACTCGGATTCGATAAAGAAGAAATGGACGCACTTCTAAAAAAGTTAGTGATACCGGACAGCAACACTCCGGTTGATGAAGAGAAGTTGGGAAAAGTTTCACACAAATGCCCTAAATGTGGATTTAGCTGGTGAGCAGGAAGCCGACCGTTATTTCACTCTTCGCGGGCTGTGGCGGAAGTTCACTTGGTTACAAATGGGCGGGATTCAAGGAATTGCTCGCGGTTGAGTGGGATGATAACGCGGTCGCGACGTTCAAGCTAAACTTTCCACGCGTGCCGGTCTATCACGGCGACATAAAGGAGCTAAGCGGCGCGGAGTGCATGAAGCTCGCGGGCGTTAAGAAAGGCGAACTGGACGTGCTTGACGGCTCACCGCCATGTCAGGGGTTTTCGACGGCAGGGAAGAGAAAATTAAATGACCAAAGAAATACTCTCTCAGATCAATACGTGCGACTACTTCAAGCGCTTAAGCCAAAGACTTTCGTAATGGAAAATGTTACGGGGCTTATTAAAGGACACATGAAGCCAATGTTTCTCGCGCTAATGGTATCGCTGCGGGCGAGCGGCTATCACGTAAAAGCGGAAGTTCTCAACGCCGCGCATTACGGAACCCCGCAAGCTCGGAATAGAGTCATAGTAATAGGAACACGAGTAGGCGAGGCAACGCTCCCTACTCCGAACGTAACGCGGGTTATTTCATGCAGCGAGGCGTTACGCAAAGTTAATATAGAAGAAACTGAAAGGAACTGGATGCTTTCGGAATGCTCGAATAACGTAGCTTTCACTGATTGGGAAATTACCAAGCCCGGCCAGAGCGTAAGCGGGGCGCGGAAAGAGGTAAAAGGATTCGGCGCGGTTAAAGCCAACCCCGAAAAACCATCACCAACAATAAGAAAAAGTGATGGCAATATCGGACTTTACGGCTCAATGCATTGGCGAGAGAAGCGACGCTTTACAACGAACGAATACAAAAGACTTTTCGGATTTCCAGATGATTTCAAATTCGCGGACGAAGGGAATGTAGAGAAAACATGGAGCGGAGCCGTATCAAGAATGGGTAATAGCGTCCCACCGCTTCTTATGAAAGCAGTTGCGGAACACGTAAAGCAGCGCATCCTGAAACTCTAACGCGAAAGAAAAGAAGGAACGAAACGAATATGAGCGCAGAAGAACAAATCACACCGAAGGACGCGCAAGCGTTACTCGACCGAGATCAACTCAACCGTGTGAGTAGATTGACTAAGGGCGGACTCCTCAGTGAGAGCGAACGGAAACGACTGAAAAGAATCATCAAGCGAGTTCGCGTTCCAATCACCGCTGCTAAGGGGAAGAGAGAGCAAACGAGAGCAATCGATCCGAAGAGTTTCGAGGGAACGTTTTCGCAGAAGCAGCGGCGCACGAAAGTTTATACGATGCGATTACTCGGTTACAGCGTGCGCGAGATGGCGGCGGAACTGGGCGCGGGACAGCAAACGGTCATCAACGATCTACGAGCCATCGAGAAAGCGTTGTGCGAGACGCTGGACGCTACGCACGCCAGCGCAATTTTGAATGAAACGCTTGCCGACTTAGAAGCGGGGCGCGCTATCGCTTTACACGGCATTCGTGAGTCGGAAGGGAACGAGAAAATAGGCTATCTCAACACGGCGACCAAAATCTCGGAAGTCAGAATCTCATTATTGCAGGACGCCGGGGTATTACCGAAAGCAACGCAACGGCACGCGCATGAAGGCTCAGATGGTGGCCCGATCCCTGTGACGTTAGTTCAACCGCGCGTCCGGCTACAGCTATTGACCAACGCTGAGAGCGAGAAAGCGATGCGGCTGATGAACGCCGATGCCACAAGTTGAAGTCGTCAACGAAGAGTATGACTTTGATTGGTCACTCTGGCCGCAACAGACCTTAGCGTTTACCACCAAGGCGAACGAAGTGCTCTTCGGCGGAGCGAAGGGGCCGGGGAAAAGTTTTTTGATACGCGCAGCAATGTGCATGTGCTGTATCGAAGCGCCGGGATTGCAGTGTTACCTTTTCCGGCGTCTCTATCCCGATCTAAAAGCGAATCACATGGAAGGGCCGACCAGCTTCCACGTGATGCTTGCAAAGATGGTGCAACGGCAGCACGCGCGGATTACGTCGCATCAAATCAGTTTTTGGAACGGCGCGCGCATCTTCTTGAACCATCTACAGCTTGAGCGGCACGTTACGAAATACCAAGGGCCGGAAATTCATTTTCTAGGACTCGATGAGCTAACGCAATTCTCAGAGCAACAGTACCGCTATCTCCGGGGCTCAGTGCGACTTGGAAACTGGATACCGCCGAAACACATGAAAGGAGTTTTCCCGAGAATCCTATGCGGCGCGAATCCGGGCGGAATCTCGCACGCATTTGTAAAGAAAACGTTCATTGATCATGGCGCGTATAACGTCGTGCAGACGGAACCGAAAGAAGGCGGCATGAAGCGCGTGTTTATCCCGGCGCGGAATACGGACAACCCGGCGCTGTTGCGGAACGATCCGAACTATCTCGACCGCTTGGAAGGCATGGGTGACGCGGTACTCGTTCGCGCGATGAAGGAAGGTGATTGGTCTGTCGTCGCAGGGAGCATGTTCGGTGAGGTTTGGCGCGCAACGATGCACGGCAGGCCGTGGCACGTTCACTCCGGCTTTGCCATACCGAACGGTTGGACGCTATGGAGGGGCGGAGACGACGGCTACGCGGCGGAGACGGCGATCTATTGGCTTACGCAAGACCCGGAACGCAAGACGATCTACATCATCGACGAACTGTATCGCAAAGGAATGTTACCAGAGGAAATCGCGCGCCGCGTGCTGGAAAGGGACAAGCAGATTATTCTGCAAGACGGAACGCGCGACGCGGACGGGAAACTCAACACCTTTTACAACGAAGAACCTTTGAAGGGACTTTACGATAACAACGCTTTCACGGACATCGGACAAAGCGATAAGGAAGGACAGAAGCAAATCACACGTGGCGATCAGATGAACCGACTCGGATGCAAATGGACACCGGCGCAGAAATGGCCCGGCAGCCGCGTTGCTGGCGTGCAGAACTTTCATCGGCTACTCGCTCCGAATAAAGACGCGCCGATCATGACGGAGAACGGGAAGCCAAACGGGAAACAAATCTTAGACGCGAATGGCAAACCACTTCATGACCGGCCCGGTCTTGTTTTCTTCGAATGTTGTAAGAGCGCCATAGAAACAATCCCGCAGTTGCTCCGCGATGAAAAAGACCCGGAAGACATTAGCGATAACGCGATTGACCACGCATTCGATGGTTGTCGTTATGGGATACAATTCAAGATGGGCAAGACGCGCCGCATCACGGTAGGCGGAATTTAGGCTTTCAATCGAAAGCGGGCCGCGTGATACTTAACGGCATGAAACGAAGCGAAGAGAAATGTCAGCGGTCATTACTGAATGAACTAGCTGGCGTGCCGACCCTTCTTTTGCTGCTTTCGAGAGTCAGCGCGCAATGCAATAGCGAGCGCGAGCTACAAGATCGCGTCGCGAAAGTGCTAACCGAGGCTGGAATAAAGCATCATCGCGAGTTCATGTTGCCGGGCGTCGGCAGGCTCGACTTTTACGTTTACGAGTTAGGCATCGCGATAGAGACGAAAACAAAAGACGGTAGAGCGAAGGTACTACGACAGATAAAGGCGTATGCGGACGAAGCTGACGTGCGCGGTGTAATTGTAATGAGCCGCCAGCCGCTCGCGATTCCGGCGACGCTATCGGGCAAGCCGATCTATAACGCTGAGATTTGGAAGAACTTCGCGTGAAGACGTTCGGACAAGTAACGACGACGGAGAATAAGTTCGTCATCCTCTGCGGCGCTAACACGCGGATACGATTGAAGGCGCTGTTCCCGCGTATCAACAAATTCGAGTTCAGCGCGATTACGATTGAGAATACGCCGGAGACGTGCCGGGATTTGGATTGGTTCTTCGAACGTTTCCCGATGGAGATAGACGACGCGACGGCGTGGCTGATACGCGACGGCAGCGCCGGACACCGCGAAGTGCAAGATGAAATGGAACGGGTGCTAGCGCGAGACTATAAGCCGAAGACCTATCGCCTCGCGAAACCGCTTCGGCATTATCAAGCAGTCGCAGTCGATCTTCACATGAGGACGAAGAGCTTACTGTTGACGGACGAGCTAGGGTTGGGAAAGACCGTGACTGCGCTTGGATCGTTCGCGGCGAAAGGGACGTTACCGGCACTCGTGGTTTGCCCGACACACTTGGCGCAGCAATGGCGGAACGATTTCATTAAAGTCTTTTTACCAACAGCGACAACTCACATCATAAGGCGCGGGCCGCTCTACTCGCTGCCGAGCGTATCAGTAATGATTATCACGTATTCGAAGCTTGCGAAGTGGGCGGACGTGCTACGCGAGCGCGGTTACAAATCAATCGTCTTCGACGAGGTTCAAGAATTACGACATCAAGGGACTGGGAAATACTTCGCGGCGACCGCGATCCGTGAGACGTGCGATTACGCGATGGGGTTGAGCGCGACTCCAATCTACAACTACGGCGGTGAGATTTACAGCATCTTGAAACTACTTTCACCCGACCGCGTACCGAATTGGAGCGAGTTCAACCGGGAATGGTGTACGCCGATAGGGAAAAACAATTACGCGATCAAAGAACCGGAAGCGTTCGGCCAATACTTGCGAGACGAGTTCCTGATGTTGCGGCGGCGGCGCGAAGAAGTAGGATTAGAACTGCCGCAAGTGCAGCGAGATATCGCAACGATACCGCACAACGCCGACGCGCTAAAAGAAGTGCAAAGTGACGCTACGGAATTAGCTCGGCTCGTGCTTGAAGGAACATTCTTGCAAAGCGGACAAGCAGCGCGCGAGTTTGACATAAAGTTGAGGCAGGCGACGGGCGTATCGAAAGCGCCGTTCGTGGCGGACTTCGTGCGAATGCTAGCGGAGAGCGGAGAGAAGATCGTCTTGTTCGGATGGCACCGGGAAGTTTACAGCGTGTATCTCGAACGCTTGGCGGATTGCAGACCACTTCTTTACACGGGAAGCGAATCACCTGCGCAGAAAGCAGAAGCGATACGGCGGTTCAAGAGTAAAGGTCGCGACGGCTGCGACGTACTGATAATGTCGCTCCGTTCTGGACTCGGGATCGACGGTTTGCAGACGGTAAGCCGGACGTGCGTGTTCGGCGAACTAGATTGGTCGCCGGGCGTTCACGATCAATGCCTATCAAGCGATACAGAAATATTAACGCGAACAGGATTCGTCGGGCCTGATCGGGTAAATATCGGAGATGAAGTGGCAGGGTTTAATGCATCTGACGGAAGTATTCGATGGGTAAAAGCAACGGATAAAATAACGCGCCCGCTTGCTGACAACGAGGAGATGTTCGCAACGAAAACGGAAAAGACGGATATTCGAGTGACTGGCAATCACCGCATGGTCGTTAGGCGAAAAACGCGCACCGTCATGGGCGTTGGTAGGTCTGACTGGGACTTTCAAGAAGCGAGTAAACTGTCGTGTCAGGCGCGACGGTTCATTCCAGTGAGCGGTGACGAGCGCGCGGCAGGATTACCGCTGTCAGACAGCGAGCTACGCCTTTTAGGATGGTTCATAACAGATGGCTATTTCAACGGGCGACAATTATGCATTTACCAAGCCGCGCACCAACCTTGGAATGCAGACTTAGTAGGATGTCTCAACGATTGCGGAGTGACATGGGCACGGTATCAACATCGGAACCAAAACGGGACGTTGATGAACATTTACCAAATTCCTAAAGGCAACTTGCAGCGTTGGAGTGCCTCCGAAATCGCAACATTGGAGGAAATGATTTCCGCTGGTCACAGTAAAGCAATCATCGGAGAGCGATTAGATCGCACGGCAAGCGCAGTGTATAAAAAGAGGAAGAAGTTGAGAGCCGGTGATGGCGTGATGGAGCCGGTAATCAAGCGCACCGAAAAAGGCTGCCAACATCTCGAAGCGTACTTCGACAAAAACATGAGCCCATTACTCGACGGAATGACCCGCGCGCAGCTAACGCATTTCTTACACGGAGTCCGCATGGGGGACGGAGCGAAAAGCCAACAACTCAAAAACGTCATTCGCGTAACGAACACAAACAAGAAATTCTTAGACCGCTTGCAATCGCTGTGCGTTCGGCGCGGGTTCAGCGCGAACATTTCGGAACGAAAACAGAAGACGAAAAACGGAAGGGACGTATTCGACATTTACATCGCGTCAGCTAAGGAGGCGAGCTTACCGAGAGGAAGTAAGGCAAACGCATTCTCTAAAACGCAAAGCTATCCAAACGAGCAAGTGTGGTGCGTGACAAACGAGTTGGGAACATTAGTGACACGCCGCAATGGACGCGTCGCGATAGTTGGCAACTGTATTGGTCGCCTCAACCGGGATGGACTTATCGGCGGCGTGATCGCGTATTTCTTAATCAGCGACGCAGGGAGCGACCCGACAATAGCGAGCGTGCTAGGATTAAAGAGCGCGCAGGCACGAAGCGTAGTTGACCCGGATAAGGCGCGGGTCGCGCCGGACTTCTCACAGAGCGCCGGGGAACGGGTGAAGCAATTGGCGCGAGACTATTTGGAACGTCGAAAATGAAAACGTTCACCTACACGACGTTCGCGATCCAAAGCGACAAACATTACGCGGATTTCATTAAGCTACCAAAGATGGAACAGATCGAAGCAGATGGAATATTAGAAGCCGACGCGGAGTTTGAGCGTAGGCACGGGATTAACCCGAGGCGACACAAGGGACATACGCCGCCAATTTCAGTTAGCATCCAAGGACGCTAAGCCGGGAAAGAAAAAGCTTTCCATCTTGCGGATTCGGAGAGATAAATAGTAGGAGACATAAAGGGGCCGCTGCCCGGCGCGGGGCTTAAAGGGAACCCGCCGGGCAGCACTTTTTTAGAAACGAAAATGAAATGAAAAAAGCACCGAAGCTCTGGAAGTTGATTGAACTTGTCCGGCATTACCAAACGGGGGCGAAGGTTTGTATCTGGCATCAATGGTATCCGTCACGCCAGTCCGGTTACGTCTCATTCCGAGAGCGCCTACGGATAGCGTGGAAAGTATTTCGCGGTGAAGCTGACGCAGTGGAGTGGCCGGGCAACCAATGAAGAACTACCTGCGAGTTCAATCGGATGGCACGAGCAAAGGCACGAAAGTGTTTCTACCCGATGGGATGCAGCTAATGCTTCGCAGTTTAGCTATCACAGTCGCGGTGTTAGAACTTGAAGAATGCGAGATGGAATATTACTTAACGCGTAAGCTATCTATGCGCCTCGACGGATCGCACGCAGGTAGCGGATTATTTTTGGAAAACGGCACGCGGATCGACGGAGTAATTGAAATGAGCACGCCGCCTTACACCGGTTTTCATTCTGGAACCGCCAAAGTAAAATTTTACCCGAAGGGCGCGACCGCAGCAATCGAAGATAAGGAAGAAAACCAATGACGCATCACAGATTTATTCGCGCGAAGAAAGAAGTCGAACAACTGGCCGGGAAGATCATGCGTAAGTTCTACCCGACGACGCTAGCGAAGATCAAACCGCGCATCGACTTCCTAATGTGCTACGCGTCAGAGGATGAAGCGGGCAACCCAACCGGCCCGGCGTTGAAGCTGCACGGCACGGCGGCGGCAGCGACGATCAACGTCACGAGCCTGATTCACCGCGCGTTAGGCGAAGGCGACGTGCTCATCAAGATCGACGGAGAACTTTGGGAAACGTTTACGCCGCCGCAACAGACCGCGCTCCTTGACCACGAGCTATACCATCTTAACCCGATGATGCTGGCGGGAACGGAGAAAGCGAAGACGGATGATTTGAACAGGCCGATGTTTAAGATGCGCGACCACGACTATCAGTTCGGCTGGTTTACGGCGATAGCAGCGCGGCACGGCATAGCGAGCATTGAAGTTCAGCAAGCGGTAATGATTCGGCAGAAGAGCGGGCAATTACTTTTCGACTTCGCAGGAGCAGATCAGGCGACGCTCCATATCGTTGATGAGTTAGTGCCAGCCGGAGCGTAAGCCGTGCGTTGCGAAACGTGCGGACATCAAGTCTCGGCGTTATTCGCGAACGGAGCGTGCATGAGTTGTAATTCAGCGTTGCCGGAAACCGTTAAAGCAAAAGATCATCAGCGCGCGGCGAGAGAATATATCGCGTTAGAGCACTGCAAGCGGCGGATCAAACGGCGCGCGGGATTCGAACAGAAATAAAGCCTTTACTTTCCGTTAGACTTAACGGACGATTTGCTTTCAACGATTATGAACGCAATCACGATACAGAAAACGCACGACGGAATATTTCTTATCACGGTGCCATTCGGCGGGCCGTACAGAACAGTGTATCCGCAGGGGGTGAAGGCTATAGTCGAAAATAGTCTTCCGAGTGTTGTGGCTATTCAGGAAGACCCTAAGCACAAGTTCACGACGATACCGGAGCGGCTTTCGAATCAGGCTGTTACATTGAAGCAGTTCGACGGCGTAACGGTCGAGCGCGACGCGGACGGTAAGATTGCGAAGATCACCGCGCATAACACGCGCGAAACAGTGGGCGGCTGCGTTATTACTTTCGAAAAACCACACGCAATTGCTGGATTGGAACCCCGGCACGATTCAAAAACGCCTGCCGCGAAGACACCGTTCTTGCAGTTCTTCGAGCGCGCTCAAGATGCGTGGCATAGGGTGATGGAGCAGCGGGACGAAATCATGGAAGCGTTCATCGCGAAGTACGGATGCCAGCCGGATGAGATAGTGCAAATCCAACAACCAGCGTGGCCCGGTAGTCATTTACAAACTTGGAGCGTGCGCAAGAAAGCGTTCACGGAAGGCGGGCGAATGCCTACGCATAAACCGCCATTCTCGGTAAGGGAAGCGGCGCGGAGAATCATGGGTGAGGCGCGCGAGATGTATTACGCCTCGATTGTTCCGACTCTCGGAGATAATAAGTTTATGACACGAGTCGTACACATCATCGAAGAGTTCACCGGCCACAAGGAACGAGTGATCGCGGAGTTGCGGAAGCTATGGGATGAAACCGTTAAGCATGACCTACTCGGCGACGGGAGATGGATTACGAAAGAAAATGCAGATCAAATCGCGAACCTGCTTTCGTCGCCACCAGTGTTTCACGCGCCGGGCGATAGCGCCGCGCAGATAAAACGCGCAAGTGAACCGATTATTAAAGAATTGTGGCGCGATGAGGCGAGAGCGATGCACGCTCGAAATTCAGAGTTAGTAAAGGAGCGCGATCAACTCGCCGCAGATTTGAAGCTCGCGTGCCAGCAAAGAGCTGAGTGCCTACTCGAAAACGGACGGCTAAAACGACAGGAAGTTACACTCAGTTACTGCATCGGATTAACGCGCGAAGCACGTGAAGAAGCGAAAGCGGACGCGAAGACTGCGGCATTACTTCTTGAACAAGCGTGGGGTATAATCGCGAACGCGAGCGGCGGAAACTGGGAAACGCAAACTTGGGACTGGCAAATCGCCGCTGCGAAATTCAGGGATGAATACCACGCGGCAATTCCGGGCGCATCATGAGCAGGAAAGCGACAGACGAGATCGCGGCTTACTTCGCGGCGCAACCGAAGGGGAAGCTGCGCGTTCTATCTCAGCCAATTCACAGCGAATTTCGCGACGTACGGAACCCGGCGAAGCGAATAGAGAAAGTAACGCAGTGGGCAACCGAGAACGGATTAAAGGTTGAATCAATCGGAGCGACCGAAGAAACGTCCCCGCACTCTTACATCTTCGAGAAGATATGAGCACGAAAAAGAAACAACCGCGCGAAACACTCTTCCCGCTACCGCGCAACCGAACGCGCAAGCCGACAGACGCAGAGAGTTTGCTACACGCGCTGGCAATCGGTATCCGCGACCACGCCACGCACGACGAATTGCGGAAACTGATTTGTCATTTACCGAAAGTCATGAACCGGGTGACGCCGTTTAACGCAACAGAGCAACACAATTGCGAGTTGATGGCGCGCATCGGCGAACTGGAAGCGATCCTGCGCAAGATGTTAGCGCGAATAAAGCGGCAGACGGCGCAGGATATCGCGCTGGCCGGTCAGTTGGCGCCGGAAGGCGCTAAGTCAAACACATGAGCGTAACGCCACGCGCGGTGAAGTTATGCTTTCCAGACGAGATACTAGATCAACATCTTGTCGTACTTGGTAAGACCGGGGCGGGTAAGTCATCCGCGCTTCGCCATATCGTCGAGCACTTACTATCGCGCGGGAAGCGCGTCTGCATCATCGACCCAAAGGGAGATTGGTGGGGACTGAAAGCATCGGCGGACGGCAAAGGGCCGGGCTATCCAATTATCACTTTCGGTGATTTCAAAAAGGAAAACGCGACAGACGTTCCGATTAACCAGCAGTCGGGCAAGCACGTAGCCGAACTGATAACGAGCGGGAACCGGCCAGCGATCATCGGTTTTCGTGGCTGGATGACTGCGCACATGGTGCAATTCTGGATTGACTTCGCGTCCGGCATTTTCAACGCCAATTCCGGCGAGCTTTATCTCGTGGGTGACGAGTTCCATAACTTCGCTCCGAAGGGTAAGATTCTCGACCCGCAAGCGGGCAAATGCCTGCATTGGTCGAATCGACTATTGAGTGAGGGGCGCGGACTTGGGATCGTTTGCTTAATCGCATCGCAGCGACCGCAGAAAGTTCACAACGACACGCTGACTTCGTGCGAAACGTTAGTCGCGATGCGCGTAATTCACGCGGCAGATCGCGGCGCGGTTGAAGATTGGATAAAGGGATGCGGTGATAAGGAACAAGGGAAAGAAGTTCTCGACACGCTGGCGCGACTAGCGCGCGGAAGCGCGTGGATTTGGTCACCTGAAATAGACTTCGGCCCGATCATAACGGATTTTCCGATATTCAAGACATTCGATTCCTTCGCGCCGCCGCAGTTACAGAAAAAGGTAAACAACCGAAGTTGGGCCGACGTTGACCTAGCCGAAGTCACCGCAAAATTGGCCTCAGTTATCGAGGAAGCAAAAGCAAATGATCCGCGCGAACTAAAAGAGCAACTCACGGTATTACGGCGGCAGTTAGAAAAGGCGCAGCGCCAGCCGTCACCATCAATCGAAACCGCTCCGAAAGCCGAAGAACTACGCCGGACTAAAAGAGCACTTCAACAAGCTATGAAAATCTTAGTCAACGTTATCGCTCACGACTTCAAGGAAGTCCCGCAGGAAGAACTAAAGGCAGCGATAGACAGCGCCGTGCAATCGGCTATGAGCAAGGTGCAAGGAATAATCGAGGCGCGCACGAAAACATTTGAAAAGTTAAGGGCCGACGCAGCTAATGCGGTGAAGGTCATGAAAGGCATGATCGATGAAGAGATTCCAATAGCGGTGCACGTCCGACATAATGAGCCATTCACGATTACGCCGCCGTCTCGACCGCGCGTTACTGTCCCGAGAATAGAAAATGGACTGTCAAAGTGCGAAAGAACAATTCTCTCCGCGCTGGCGCAATATCCACAAGGCCGATCCTCGACTCAGGTAGCGATCCTTACTGGCTATTCAGGAACATCGGGCGGCTTCAATAACTCATTAAGTAGGCTAAGATCAGCCCCGAGTGATGATAAACCGTTTGGAAATTGCATCACTCGCGGCAATCCAATTCAGATTACAGAGGGGGGACTTTCAACGCTCGGAGATTGGAAGCCATTACCGACAGGTCAAGGATTGCTCGATCACTGGCTTGGGCGGAGCAGCAAATGCGAGCGGACAATTCTCGAAACGCTCGCCGCGAATTATCCGAACGGAATGACGGCGGATGAGATTGGAGCCGTAACGGGTTACTCCGCTAGCAGCGGTGGATTCAACAATTCACTTTCCAGACTGCGGACACTGGAACTAATCACGCGCGGCCAACCAATACGAATCAGTGAAGAGTTTTATCAGTGAAAGACGATAAGATGAAACAATTGAAAAACGGCGAGAGACCGCCAGTAACTGCGCGCCATTGGTGGGCGGGGAAAGTCGTAACGTGTAAGCGGTGCAAAACCGAGCAAGAATTAGAGGCGACAGATATTCCGTTTCGGGAAGAGGGCGATAGAATAATACATGAGGCAGGGGCGCGGCGAGATGCTTGGTTCGCGTGCCCAACAGTGCTAGAGGCGGAACCGCTTCAAGGGCTGCGTCGTTGGGTTTGCTACGCGGAATTGCACGTTTCGATCAACTGAGATGTTTTACTTCTGCTACACACGGACGGAGAACGAGGAGAGCGCGAAGGAATTTCTTGAGCGAGCGATCAGGGGGACGAGCGCGCAGCAGTTCGGCGGCTTCTCATGGGACGCGACGAGCGGCCAGCGCGGACTAGCGCAGGCGTTGCGGTGGACGGAGCAAGGCGAAGGCGTGCCGAAAGTAATCGTCATCGATAAGCTCTCGGACTTGGGGCGCGACGTGCCGGGGTTGGTGAAGCAGATTACCGCGCTCCTTGACGCGGGCGTCAGCGTGCATTCAATCGCGACCGGGCTATGGTTCTACGCCGACAAACCGAAGACGGTCGAGCCGCAAGTAATAAGGGCGCTGGCGGCGGCGCACGTTCATTACATCCGCGAAAACCGCAAGCTAGGACTCGCAAACGCGAAGGCCGGTGGCGCGATTATCGGCCGTCCGCGCACCTTTACGCTTAAAGCGACACGGAAAACCATAGAAAGGTTAACGGACGCGAAGGATGACACGTTACCGAGTACTCGCGATCTCGCTAAGGCCGTAGGCTGCGGGAATACAAAAGCGAGTGAACTTCTGCGCGAATACGTGGCGGAGAAAAAAGGGGAAGGGCAGGGATGAAAGAAGCAGAGCTAAGAGCGGCGGCGATATGCGCGCATTGCAAAAAGAAAATCGGCGAGGCGCGAGTACCGTTGTTTTATCGCGTCACAATCAATCGGCACATGCTCGACCTTCCTGCGCTCCAACGACAGAACGGACTGGCAATGATGCTTGGCGGTAACGGACGGCTCGCATCAGTTATGGGGCCAGACGAGGAAATGACTGAAAACCTGATGAATCATGCCCACGCAATTACGATCTGCGAGAATTGCAGCACGGAGCAGATTTGCGTAGCGCAATTAGCCGAATACGCGCTAGAGAAAGAGCTTTCCAATTCCAAGGATGAGGCGGAGGGTTGAGTAGGGAAATGAAAACAACAACTCTTCAAGTCATCGCCACCGTTACGGTGATTCTCATTGTTGCGCTGATGGTTCGGTCGGAGTTCCGTGACCATATTGAGGTCATTGGAGAGATAACGGGTAGATGCGATGACGTAGGTTTGGCCCGGACAAACGCCTTATTCGAAACTGGCTTGAGCAAGATGCACTACAAATGGGTTGAGGTAAGAGGCGGAAGGAACGGCGCTCCATTCTATGTAGTCGGCCACACGCGGGGACACATTCCCAAAGATTACGTCGGGAACGCAATGGAATGACGCCGCCCGAAATGCCAAGAGAAACAAGGGAAGTCGTGAGCGATTCGGGAGCAGAAGCGGAAATGGTTTATTACGAATTACACGCGGTCGTGAGGCGCTACATAAACGAGAGCGACAAGCTTACCGTGTTCGGCGTAGTAGGAGCATTGGAAGCGGTGAAGATCGACGTGCTCGATATGCTGGCGCGCCACAACAATAAACCGCGACCGGGAGACGGATTATGAGCGAATCAGAATCTAATAGCTGTAGTTCCGACTGTTGTTTCGGCGGATGCGGTTGTATTCCGTCAATCGTCTTAACTATTCTTTTCCTTTGGGCGCTTTGGTTTGGATTACCGACGCCGTGGGGGAAAATCAACATCGACATTTTCCCGCCTCGCATTTGGGATATGAACCAACCTCAGAAACCGTAATGAAGGACGGCATCATCGACTTAGACACGAAGCGCGCCGCGCAGTTCGGATTCACACGCGATAAGTTTAATGGCTATCTTTGGAAAACCGGTAACGCTATCCGAGTTTGCTTGATAGTATCGCAGCATCGCGGGCGCGGCGACTTTCGACGTTTAGTCGAGGCGATTCATGCGAACGGATTCATTTGCGAAGTCGTTAACCCTCTTGCTCAAATGGAGAGGATTGTCCGAAAGAACGGATACGCGCTCAGATTTGAAACAGACGGTACATTTGGTGAGCCGGTAGCAATTTACAGTTTAGCGCCGATGAGTATTAAGAAAGCGGCATAACAGAAATGGGTAGTAAATTCAAAAACCGGGCGCACAAGACAATGCCAGCGCCGTCGATGCCATACCCGGTTCAGAACCGGATACTCCGAGAGAACAATCAGGAGTTGAAACGCGTGCTGAACAAGGTGCAACGAATGCTATGGACGGCGGTGTTCAAATCTGGCGGGCGCATCGAGATGGACGAGGGCGACTACCGCGCAGCGATGTCGATGCCGGACGAGGATTGCATCGTGAGCGTTGAACACGACGCGAAAGAGAAAAAGGTAATCTTGATTTTCACAGATAAAGACGGCAAGAGATTGCCGGAAAGCGAACCGAAGTTAGTAATTTCCACGGACTAGGAAAATGTCTAAGAGATGGCCTCAAACATTCCCTGAACGTTTTCGTGATAAATTCACGCCGGAACCTTTCTCTAATTGTTGGCTCTGGACGGCATGTAGAGATGTAAACGATTACGGAATAATTAGGGTTGATGGTAAAAACATGCAAGCGCATCGGGCATCATGGATTATCCATTTTGGAGAAATTCCGCAGGGGGTAAATGTGCTACATTCCTGCGATACTCCTCCTTGCGTTAATCCGAAGCATTTGTTCCTCGGAACACAGCTAGACAACATAAGAGATTGTATAGCTAAGGGCCGCAGAGGTGATCAGTCAGGAGAGGAACACGCGAGGGCAAAGTTGAACGCAACTGACGTTTTGGAAATACGTAATTCAGGCGATAATATTCAACAGTTATCTGAGCGATTTAAAATGAGTCGAACAGCGATTTCATATATCCGTTCTCGGACAACATGGAAGTGTATTTAGGAAGAAAAGCACGCAAACTATAGGGGGAACAAAAATGAAAACGATAGTCATGATCATCGCCGCTGCGCTTTTAGTAGCGTGCGGCAAAGCGCCACAATCAAACGCACCAAGTCCAACGCCGGTAACGACACAACCCGTATCACCAACGCCGGACGCTATGGCGCGGCTTGAGCGAATCGAGAAAGCGATCAACGCTATCATCGCGCCGAGCGTGACGCCGATACCGATACCCGAGATCATTAATCCGTACGAGACGGAGCAAGAACGCGCGGCGCGGATAGCGCGCAAAGGCTTTTTCCTTACAGACGAGAAAGGCAACGCTTGGGGAAAAATCATTCGGGATGACGGCGCAGAAGTAACGAAGGGACTGCCGGTTGAGGGGACAACGTTGAACAGCGGGGACTACGAACCAATCGCGACGCGGGAAGCGGACGGATGGAACGTGCGCTGGCATATTCGCGCCGCTTCTACGCCAGTTCCTACAGGGCAAGACCCCGGCCCCGGAAAGACAGCGCCACCAATGCGGGGCGAAGCAGTAAATGCGAGCGCTACACCGCAACCGACACCGACCGTTCAGCCGAAATAATGGCTGCGCAAGCGCTACCAGCTAGATCAAGTTCTACCGGCATGAACGAATACCCGCCATTACAGGACGCTACGGACGCAGACGAAGCGCGCCGGGAGCGGATGTGCACGGGCAAAAAACGCTACGCGGATAAGAAAGAAGCGCGCACAGTTTTTAATCTAGCAATGCGACGAAGAGGGCGGCATGGGAGAGCGGAGCAGCTTCATATTTACCCATGTCCGTTCTGCGCTGGTTATCATTTGTCGAAAGGCGCTGCGCGATGAACGCGGAAATGCAATGGCTCTTGAGCGACCAAGATCGTGACGCACACCTATGCGTCATCAATCGAGATGAGGGCAGGGTGCGAGCGGCGGCGATTTGTAATAATAGAGCGCGGCTGACATGGCGAAGCGGCGCGACACCGGAGAGTCCGCGCTGCGTAACCTGCGTGAACATGGCTATGTCTGAAAAGGCAATCGTCTTTATCGATCCAGTTTCCGGTAAGCGCGTAACGGTGAGGGAAGGGAAATAAATGGAACACTTCGCAATCGAAAAGTACGGTAAAGGCTTCATTGTCGCCGACTACAATGGCAAGCGCGGGAAATTCGGCGCTGCCTACGCAGGTCGTGATGGCGTATAGTGTAACCAGCCCCTCGGAATCGATCCATTCGCGGACACACAAACAGCCGCAGCCTTCGTAAAAAGCATTAGCTCTAACGAAAACGCACCGTAAGTTTCGGACGCGGCCTTGGCGGTTGTAATAATTTGTGCGCACTGAGAGACAGAGAGGGCTTTCCCTTACGGTCTCGATGGTATTACAGCGCCGGGGCCGCTACAAATAAGGATGGGTGGCGGAGTCCGGTTTATCGCAACAGTCCCGAAAACTGACGCGCGGTAACGCGCCGTAGGTTCGAATCCTACCCCATCCGAATAAAAGGAATTGCAAGAAACCGTTCCGCCGTTTAGATAGGTCGGAATGGCCGATGATTCTTGCCACCCTTCTCACGAAGCGTGTATTGATGCGTGGACGATGGTTCGCGACTGTATCGCGGGCTCGCGACAAATTAAAAAGCGCGGCGTAAAATACCTTCCACCGCTCGGAGTTCAGAGCGGGCCGGAGTATTTCAGTTACATCATGCGCGCGGTATTTTTCAACGCGCTGAAACGGACATTGCAGGCGTTCGTTGGACTTATTTTCAGGAACGACCCGGAAGTAGTGACGCCGGACACAATGTCTGAGTTCCTGCGTGACGCGACTATGACGGGTAAGAGTTTCTACGACGTAAGCAAAGAAGTAGTCAGAAGCGTAATGTCGGTCGGGAAGCGCGGGACGGTGATCGACTGGCACAAAGAAGAGGATCGCGCTTACCTGCTCACCTACGAGGCAGAAGAAATCCTCAACTGGCAATATCGCCGGATAAACCACGCGACAGTTCTGGCATTGATCGTATTCAAGGAAACGAGCAACGAGTTCATTCCAGAGGACGGCGTGAAAATAGACGCGCCGGACGCATACGACTACGCCGAATATGAGCAGCTACGGGAATACGAACTGATCAACGACGACGCAGGCTTGCCGTATGTCCGCGTCAGAGTGAAACGTCGGAAAGGTCAGCCGGTCGTGAAGGGGAAAGGCAACGGAACAAAGCAGCCGACGCTATCACCCGAATGGCGCATCATTGACGAGTTTCTACCGATGCGCGGCGTGCAATCATTGACACGAATACCCTTCGTGGTGCACGGGCCGGAAGTGAACGACTTGGACGTGACGGAAGTACCGTTGGAATCAATCGCGGACATCAACCTCAGTCATTACCGGACAAGCGCGGATTTGAAGAACGCGCTTCACGTCGCCGGAGTTCCGACACCAATCTTCTGCGGCTTCGAAGACTTAAAACAAAACGAACTTTATCTCGGAACGAACAAGTCGATAGTAACGCCCAAGGCGGACGCGAAAGCATATTTTCTCGCTTACGACGCTAACAAATTAAAACCGCTCGTTGATGACATGGCAAACGAGGAAGCGCAGATGGCCGCGCTTGGCGCTCGCATGTTAGACAAGCAAGTAAGTCGCGGCGGCGGAAACCCGGAAGCGTTTCAGACCGTGTTGGCGCGGCAAAGCGGCGATCATAGTGCGCTAATGTCAGCGACCATCGCTTGTACGCAAAGCCTGTCAGACATCCTGCAATGGGTAGGATGGTGGATGGATAGAAGCGTTGAGCGGCCAGAAGATTTGAGCGACGACATTAAGACTGAACTGAACACCGAATACGTCGAGATGATCTTGGATAGTCCGATGGTGACGGCGCTCTGGACACTCTACATGGGCGGCGGCATCAGCTTCGATACGTTCTTTTCCAAGCTACAAAAAGGTGGTATCATTTCAACCGAGCGCGAGCAAGATGAGGAAGTCGCTGCAATTGAAAATGATCCCGTGCGCTTAGCGCAGATGAAAATGCAAGCGGCAGTAGACGCGGCGGCGCATCCGCCAGCACAACAATCACAAGGCGGTCAACAGCAGCAGCAAAATCAATAAGGAGGATAGGCGGTTATGGCATTCACAAAAAAGGTAGGTAAGGCAAAAGCATTCACAGCGCCGACGGCGCCGAAGAAAGTATTCGGAGCTAAAGGCGCTAGTCGCAAGTTGAAGGCAGGCGGCGGAACACCCGGCCCGGCGTCGTCCCCCTCTCCATCGAAGGGAATCGACATCCACAAGGGGCATGTTTAACCCAAATGACTACCGCGAAAAAAAGTAAAGTAGTAAAAGTGGTCGGCACGGCGGGAACGGAAGAGGCTGACGCGAATGCAAAAGCGCAAGCGCCAGCGTGGAGACATCCGGGGATGGTGAAAGCGATGGCAGATCACGCGGCAGAAGCGAAGAGCGTTTGCCAAAACTGTTAACGCTTGGTCAACGTCGAACCAAATAACGACGAACGGAAGCACATCAGCGACGTTTACTGTTGGTGTGCGCCGCGAGTCGATTATCGGAATGAGGAAACGGGCGTCGAGTTTGCGGCCGGGCCGCTAATAATTCACAACTCAGCGGATGGGCGCGAGGCCGTTGAACGGTTACTAGGTGAATCGCTCGATATAGACAAGGGATGGACGTGTTGGACAACAGATTAATATGCCGAACGTCAGCACGCGTATTGCAGATAAGGTGACGAGCCAGACAGTACAACTCTTGAGAGTGGAAGCGAGCCTGCGCGAACAAATCCTAAGCGATCTCAACACACTCGAATCAGACCTGATCGACGATCTAAGCCGGGCGGCGGGTAAATCAGATTTATCACTCGCGCGACTCCAAGCGTTACTGGCGCAGACGCGGGCGACGATTAACACTGCTTACGATAACATCGCAGTCAGCTTCACCCCGGCGCTCAAAGAAGTTGCCATCGCTATCGCACGGAAAACAATCGAGGGCGTAAACGCGGTCGTGCGCGTAGAGTTGATGAGCGTCGGGATGACGAAAGAGCAGATTGAATACATCGCGGGCAAGACCGTAATCGAGGGACATATTCAAGCGAAGTGGTGGGCGAGTCAGGCCACGTCGTTACGGAACAAATTCGCGCAACAAATGCGGCAGGGGCAGTATCGCGGCGAGGGCGTCGATGAACTAGTGAGGCGGGTGCGCGGGACGAAGGCGAACGGATTCACGGACGGAGTTATGAACGCGCCGCGCTATCAAGCAGAGGCGCTGGTGAGAACTGGCGTGATGAGTGTAGCCAACGAAAGCAAACTCGCGAGTTATCTAAATAATCGTGATGTTGTTAGGGCGGTCGAGTGGATCGCGACTTTGGAGGATACTAAAACTTGTGAAGTGTGCCGTGAACTCAACGGCAAGATTTGGAGATTACCAGAGACCGGCGACAAAGACAGCGACTACATCCCCGAGGGCCACAACCTTCCGTTCCCCGGTGGAATCGCGCACTTTAACTGCCGGTGCGTAGTCGTGCCGATTACCTATAGCTTCAAAGAATTAGCGGCGATGGAGGCGAGCGCATGACGGAGATTCCAAAAGGAACATGGAATAGTCCCGCGCCATGCTGGATTCCAACCAAGAATCAAGACGGCTCAAACGCGAAGCCGTTAATAAAATGCCAGTGTGGAAGAATCACCGGCATCGGACTGCATCACGTTCACGCGGACGGAACAGTGACGGCATCGTTTTATCACAAGCGCGGTAACGTCCCGCCAGAGGATACGAAAGGATGCGAGTGGCACGTATTCCTAAAGTTGTTAGATTACGACTGCGGAGATTTTCCGGGGATAAAATGACAATCACGCTTAACGAGATTGACGCGGGCATCGTGCAGGGCGCGCTCGATACGCTCGGAAGCGCGCTAGCGGATCATGACCATGTTTGGAGTGAAGGTGAAAAAACAATCTTCGAGTCGGCGACGATACTTCTTGGAACGGAAAGTTGCTGCTCATTCAAGCCGGACAAAGACGGCGAAGAGTGGCGCGAACAAGCATGACCGATAAGGAACAGATTACCGCATTCGCCGGAGAACTGGACAATCTCGTGGCGCGATACGAGAAGGAATTTAACCTGAGCGTCGCTGGCGCGATTGGAGTTTTGCACTTAAAGATTTACGCCATCGAAAAAGCCGCGAACGATAATGATGACGAAGAAGGAACTGGATGAACGAAATAATCGAGTCGCGATGGAAGTTCCGCGATAGCAAGACATCCGTGCCAGTATTGCTCCGAAGTTTAGGAATCGAGTTTCGGAAAGTTAAGGAGCAAAGTTTTTGGCACGCGAACCGATTCAGTCTGCGCGAGATTTACGCTGAGTTTATTTCAGAAGCGCGAACACGTTATCGGGAACTTCATCCTGATACGGGCGGTAACGCAGAAGAGTTCGCGGCATTCGTGGAATCAGTAAATCGTGCGAAGCATTCATTCCGTTGGAATATGCGAGCGACCGGACAACTGGATACGTCAGCGCCCGAGACGACGTTAATTGCAAAGCGTGGTCAATTACCGTTCGGATTTTATCGCCCTAAAAAAGTTTCATTAGCACTAGACATGATTCGCAAAGGTCACGCCGACCGCGAAGTTGAGCGTGCGCTGAAAATAAATCGCAACACGGTTATGAAAATTAAGCGAATAATTTCCGGCGTGGTAAACGGATGTGCTTGCGGTAAACCACGCGGCCATAAAGGTTGGTGCAAAATAATGATGGCGCGATCACCAAAAAGGCAGGCCGTAATGAAGGGGATGCACGAACGTCAGCGATTACGAAAGGCTGCATGAAAGCATCTGACATTCCCGACGACGTGCGCGCGGAGATGGACGGCAAGGGCGCGGAGCCGCAAACGTTCACGGCATGGATGAATGCACAGACGCCGGATGAGCAGGCGGCGCTCTTCGGCGAGAAAAATGCGAAGCGATGGCAGAGCGGCGCAATCACTCAAGTCGCGCTCCTCAAGCAGCCGGGGAACGCGCTTTCGGTGGCGAAATTCATCGCCTGATCGGTTTACGTCGCGTTTTGCCTAGGCAAACTCGCGCGTAAATTATCTCCAAGAATCTTCTAAAAAGAGCTTTACACGGCGCAAGGTAAAGCGGACATTGGGGCATGACACGAAATGCAAATGAGATGTTGGACGCCTATTCCGGCATGGAAGAAAGAGAGCAGCGCAAATTCGACAAGCGCTATGCGGACTTGATGAAGTTCCGCCGACAAATGAAGACCGTTACAAAACTAATTGCAGGCGGCGCGACGATGGGAACCGTTTTAGCGAAACTCAACATCAAGGAGAGAAATTGATGAGCGCTAATAAGGAATGGTTCGCAGTAGATCGCGCGGGGCTTGGGAAAATTCTCCGCAGACGCGGTATCGAGTTCGCGGTTTTCGAGTTGATTCAAAACGCTTGGGACGAAGACGGGGTGACGCGCGTTGAGGTGACGCTCGCGCCGGACGAAGAAAAGCGCGGGCACGCGGTGTTGAAAATCAGCGACGATGCGCCCGAAGGATTCAAGGATTTGTCGCACGCATTTACACTATTCGCGGAGAGCGCAAAAAAGAGTGACGCAGAGAAGCGCGGACGATTCAACCTTGGCGAAAAGCTGGTGCTGGCGTTGTGCGAGAGCGCGGCGATCTACAGCATGACCGGGAGCGTGAAGTTCAACGGCACGGGCCGGAGAGTTTCGCGCGTGGCGGCTACGGTGCGCGGCACGGATTGCTTCATGCGGTTGAAGATGAACCGCGAGGAAATCGCGGAAGTGAACGAGGAAATCTATAAACTGATTTCGCCAGCGGGAATCGAGACGGTTTACAACGGCACAACGCTCCTGCCGCGCGAAGTTATCCGCGAGGTTTTCGCATCGCTGCCAACGGAGATTGCGGACAGTGAAGGCGCGTTAAGAAAAGCGCGGCGCAATACAGCGGTGCGGCTTTACAAACCAGAGCCGGGTGAAGTAGCGTTAATCTATGAGATGGGCATTCCGGTAGTCGAACACGACTGCGCGTTCCACTGCGACGTTCAACAGAAGGTTCCAATCACGCTTGACCGCGAGAACGTGACGCCGCGATTCCTGCGGGCGCTACGGACGGCGGTATTCAACGCGGCGCACGAACTTGTGACGCCGGAGCAGGCAACGGCGGAATGGGCGCAGACCGCAATCGAATCAGCGGACGCGCAACCGCTGGCCGTCGCGGATTACATGACGAAGCGGTTCGGCGAGCGCCGCGTTAGTTACGACCCGAGCGACTTAGAAGCGAACAAGCGCGCGGTGTCCGAAGGTTACACAGTAGTTCACGGCGGGATGTTGAGCGCGGACGCGTGGAGCAATGTGCGGACGTTCGAAGCCATCAAACCGGCTGGACAAGTAACGCCAAGCGCGAAGGCGTGGAACGGTGAGGACAACCCGGACGCGGCTGCGGCCACACCGATACCGTTCGAAAAGTGGACGGACGACATGCGGCAGACCGCGATTTACGCAGAGCGATTTGCGAGGTTAGCAATCGGCGCGCACATCACGGTGGAGTTTTACGCTACGCTGGCGATGCTGGCGGCGGCGTGCTACGGGAGCCGCAGCCTAAGCTTCAACAAGTCGCGGCTAGGCTCAGCGTGGTTCAACCTTGAAGCGAACCGCGAACGGATCGACGACTTGCTCATCCACGAGTTAGGGCATGAGTACAGCGGAGACCATCTGAGCGAGGAATACTACAAGGCGCTGACCAAGATCGGCGCGCGGATGATCGCGGCGGCGCGAAAGGGGGACATCTAAGATGAGCACGACGAGCAAGCAAGAGTCGATATCCCAACGGCACGTGAAAGCGACGCACTCGCCGGGAGATTGGGTTTTGGAAGGGGAACACGTTGTCGCTCGCGATGAAGACGGACTAGCGACAGCTAATCAATCGAATAGCGTAGCGAAACTATTCGGCCCGGACGCGGAAGCCAATGGACGGTTAATCAGCGCAGCGTCGAAGTTGTTTAGTGAGCGCCAAGCAATTAGCGCAGCACTCGGAAAGATAGAGTGGGCGACACCGGCGCACGCGGAGCAAATTCTATCCGACTTCATCGAGAAGTTCTGTGACAGCGACGCGGTAGATAAGGCGACGGGAATCGACCGGGCCATTGAGAAGATGGCAGCGTCGAAAGAAAATAGGTGCGACGGCTGCGGTTGGAAGTTCATCGTTACGACACCGCACAATCCTGAAATGGATTTCATTTGCCCGCATTGCGGCAAAGGATCGGAGGAATAACCCACATGAACGCGCAACGCCGTAAACAGATCGAAGCGATCAAGACCAAGCTTGAGGAAGCGAAGAGTGACATCGAGAGCCTTCAAGGCGAAGAGCAGGACTACTACGACAACATGCCGGAAGCGATTCAGGCCGGAGAGAAGGGCGACCGTGCAAGCGAAGCGGCAGATGCCCTACAGAGCGCGGCGGAAGCCGTTGAGGAAGTGACCGGACTCTTAGATGAGGCGACACAATGAGCGAAGAGCGATTCAAGTCAGTCGAGTGGAGTTACCCGACATCAACGAACGCGAAGCGATTCGGATTCCATGATACCGGATGCTGGACGGTGCAACTCACTAAGGGAATCCGGCCACCGAAAGCGACAGCGGGATTCAAGACGCGTGAGGAAGCGATGGCGCACGCGGAGACGATGTCGGAGAAATGGAGCAACCTTTTCCTGAGCAACCATCCTTCATTCAAAAACCTTAGCCGGTTATTATCATGATGCGCCCGATGCCAGTACGCGCCAGTATGTGCGCCACGTGTCCCTTTCGCTACGGAAGTCCATACGCGTACTTACAGGATGATCTTTCCCGCAGCGCGATGAACGACCGCTCGCGCATCTGCCATTCCACCGGCTCGAACAACGCGATCAACCGGCGCACCGGTAAGAAGCCGAAGCTATGCCGTGGCGCGAGGGATTTACAGTTAAAGGTGTTTGCCGCGATGGGAGTCATCTCAGCCCCAACTGATGCGGCATGGGCGGCGAAGGTAGCCGAAATGAACGCGCGGAAACTAAACGCTTTACATTGCGCCGCGAAGGGCGCTTAATTGGAACCACGAAACGAGACACGAATATGAAAACAGAAATGCTAAAAGTAATCATCAACGGCAAGGCGGGTGAAGTTCCGCGTCGCGTATACGTCACGGCGAAAACCAAAAACTTACGCGCGTTTGGTTACAGCGGTCTTACCGAAGCGGACGTTGACGCGCAAATCACCGCGCTCCAAGAAGGCAAGAAGTTCGGCAAGCGCGGTCTAACCGTCATCGGAAAGTTCATGGAGGACGAAATCGTAAAGCCATGAGAACCGACCAAGCTAAGCTAGACGCAGCGGAGCCAATCGGAGTGACGGCGGCGATAGCGCGCCTGACGGAGCGGAACGCGCCAACCGCAGAGACTTGTCACGTCTGCGGAAAAGAAGTGAGCGGATATGATACGGACGTGGTGCGACGCGGTAGAACCGTGAGTCATCGCGAGTGCTATAACAACTCTTGGTATGCGCTTGGCGGCAGAGTAGAGAGGCGCGCATAAAATGCAACTAAGGCACACCGTTTCATTCTTCAAAAAAGCGGGCAAACTTCCCGACCACGTTCTAAGGGAATGGATTTATCGCAGGGACGACAATGAAGGCGTCGTGGACACCGACGACTTGGACGAAGAGCACATCGGCTACATCTATAATTACGCTAAGAAGTTTCCCGACGATCCTGCGGCCAAGATGATAGTGAAGCGGATTGATTCGTATCGGACGTTGCTCGCCGATCCGGGCGGCGCGCCGGTTGGAAGACTCGACAGGCTCGCGACAGCGATGATCGAATACCTGCGACCCGCGCCGCACAAATTCATTTTCATCGAACAGCAGGACGGCCAGATGTGCCCGTACTACGTGAGCGATATAAGCTATAAACCGCCGCACCGAGACGACCCGGCGAGCGTTACCCTGAAGGGATTAGCTAGCTCATTAGACGAAGAGGACAATCATCACAAGACTTGGTACACGGCAGACCTTTGCGGGCGCAAGACGGTGCCACAAATTCTGAGAGAGGCGGGCATTCACCGTGAGACGGCGGATGCATACGCGGCTTACATCAAAGAAGTGGCGCGCTTCAATGGCATCGTAGATCAACTCGGCAAGCAATACAGTGGAACCGGGGAAGCGTTTAATCGAGGGGGCCGCTATAACTACGGGATGATCGCGATGGAACGCGACGGAGTCAAAGCGCGCTTAGTCATCGACCGGAAAGGGGATGATACCGAAAAAAGCGAGAAAGAATTACGCCGGGCCGCGTCCGCACAATTTTGGAGTAAGGGCAGCGCGCGTAACGTAGAGGATAGCGAAGAGGAAGATGTGCTTCCAATTCCGGTTCACCCTTACGTGCAAGCGTTCGACTTGGGACTGCATCAATACGTCGGCATCCACGTAAACCAGATTGAACCTTATAAATACGATCACGAGATAGCCACGAAGCTAGTCCTGCCGGAGAAAACGAAGCAACTCGTCAACGTGTTAATGGAATCGAGCGCGGAAATAATGGAAGACATCATCGCCGGGAAAACGGGCGGCACGGTCGTTATCGCAACCGGCGAACCGGGAACCGGAAAGACACTCACGGCGGAATGCTACAGCGAACAGATCGAGCGACCGCTCTATTCAGTGCAATGCTCGCAGCTTGGGACGGACGAAGAGGAACTGGAAAAGAAACTCATGTTAACGCTGAGCCGTGCGAGTCGATGGGGGGCGATCCTACTGATTGATGAAGCAGATGTTTACGTGCGCGAACGTGGAAACGACATTCAACAGAACGCTATCGTCGGCGTGTTCCTGCGCTTACTCGAACGCTACCGTGGCATCCTATTCCTAACGAGCAACCGGGCGACCACGATTGACGACGCGGTTATATCGCGCGCCATCGCGCATGTGCGCTACACGCTACCGACACCGGAAGAACTGAAAAAGCTTTGGCAAGTGCTTTCCACAAACTACAAGGTGAAACTCGACGCCAAGCAGCTAGCCCGGCTCGTGAAAGAACTGCCTACACTTTCCGGCCGCAACGTGAAGAACATCCTAAAGCTGGCGTCGATTATGGCGAACAAGACGAAGAAAGCGGTCGATGTGGACGACCTACTTTACGTGACGAAGTTCATCGATTTAGCCAAAGCGCCGGACTAATGCAAATCGTCAAGAAAATCCCGAGGCACGTTACCCTCTCGAAGCACTTGAGGGCGCGCGCGCCGTTCTTCATTTTAGTGACGGAGTTCGGCGTACCGTATTACATCGCGGCTACGCCAAAAGTTCGCCAGATGCTCAAGCTCGACATCCACGGCAAACCGGCGACGCCAAAGCAGCGCCGAATATGGCGCGATCAGTTCGACAACGATGATGCCTTACGTGACGTAATAGCCTCAATCCATTTACAACTTCGTGACGTAGTGCTTACGGGCATCGAGCAAGACGTTACGGATACGCTCCTCGATAAGATGAGGGAAGCGATGCATCCGACCGTCGCGGGTATGATCGAGAAAAAAGCAGAACCAGCGACGCGACTTATGCTGAACGTTGGAGGGAATAATAATTTCGTGTCACAGGGACGCGGCTCGCGTCGGTAATCGGCGGGGCCGCGCTGCCTGAAAAGGCTTTACTTGGTTAGAGTGACACCGGAGAGTTGCGGCACGAGCATGAAACGAAGCAAGGACGGATACGACAGCTTTCTTGATCGCAAGACGCAGATAGGCGGCGACTCAGGATTTCAAGCCATTTGGATACCCGACTTCCTTTTTGATTTTCAAAAGGCGCTTGTTGAATGGGCCTGTAAGAAGGGGCGCGGCGCGCTTTTCGCTGATTGCGGTTTAGGTAAGACACCGATGCAACTCGCGTGGGCGCAAAACGTCGTTCAGAAAACGAACAAGTCGGTTTTGATAATGACACCGCTCGCAGTTGGAAGTCAGACGGTGCGCGAGGGAGAGAAGTTTGGAATCGAGTGCGTGCAATCACGAGACGGGGCGTTTCCGAGCGGAGCGAAAATCGTAATCACGAATTATGAGCAACTGCATCATTTCAATTCGACGGACTTTATTGGTGCGGTCTGTGATGAATCCTCGATCCTGAAAAACTTTAAGGGCGCGACTAAACAGGCGATTACGGATTTCATGCGCAAGTTACCATATCGGAATCTCTGCACCGCGACCGCTGCTCCGAACGATTACATTGAACTTGGGACGGCGAGCGAAGCGCTCGGAGAGATGGGCTACATGGACATGGTGAAGATGTTCTTTAAGTCAGATGATGGAAGTTACGCGCAGGGCGGCGGTGGAAGTAACCGGGCCGGGGGAGCGCATGGACGATTTGGCAAAAATGAGTTAGGCGGGAAGTTTCGTTTTCGAGGGCACGCCGAACGAGATTACTGGCGCTGGGTATGTTCATGGGCGCGGGCGATCCGTAAGCCATCAGATTTAGGATTCGATGACGGCGACTTTATTTTGCCGGAGTTAATTATTCAGCAGCACGTCATAAAGGCGCGGACATTACCGGATGGATTTCTTTTCGACATGCCAGCGCACGGACTCGACGAGCAACGCAAAGAACGTAGGCGCACCATCGAAGAGCGATGCGAGAAAGTAGCGGAACTGATTAACGCGAAAAAGAAACGAGCCGCCGTAGCGTGGTGTAATCTAAATGACGAGGGCGATCTTCTTGAAAAGCTGATACCTGACGCGGTTCAAGTTTCGGGGGATGACTCAGATGAAAAGAAAGAGGAATCGTTCGCAGCTTTTTCAGCCGGGAAAATTCGCGTAATGATTTCTAAAGCGTCAATCGCTGGCCTCGGGTTAAACTGGCAGCACTGCGCGCATCAAACATTCTTTCCGTCTCATAGCTTTGAACAGTTCTACCAAGGCACGCGCCGGTCATGGCGGTTCGGACAAAAGCATAAGGTGACAATCGACGTGGTAACATCCGAGGGCGAAGCGAATGTGCTAGCCAATCTGCAACGTAAAACGAAAGCAGCGGACGTAATGTTCGCGCGACTTGTCGAGTTAATGAATGATGAATTGAACATCAGGCAAGAGAACCAGTTCACGGTTAAACAAAAAAAGCCTGCGTGGCTTTAGGAGAAATATGGCAATAGCGAATCAAGACATCACGGATAACTACGCGCTTTATCAAGGGGACTGCATCGAAGTGATGCGGGATATGCCGGACGGCGCGATTGACCTCTCAGTTTACTCCCCGCCGTTTTGCGGGCTGTTCAACTATAGTTCATCCGAGCGCGACCTTTCGAACTGCCGGAGTTACGAGGAATTTTTCGAGCATTACGAGTTTGTCGCACGCGAGATTTATCGGCTTACGAAGCCGGGCAGGATAACGGCGGTTCACTGCATGGACATCCCGAAAGCCGGTGCAAACGCGGGCGGCGGACTGACTGATTTTCCGGGTGATATAATCAGGCTACACGAGAAACTCGGATTTCAATATTGCGCTAGGTATCATGTCTGGAAGGAACCGCTGGGCGTTCGCAACCGAACAATGGCGAAAGGATTAGCGCATCGGCAACTAACGGAGGATTCAACGCTCTGTGATACCGCGAGCGCGGACTACCTTTTAATGTTCCGAAAGAAGGGAGAGAACAAAGTGCCAGTAGCGCACCCCTCTGGCTTAACGAATTACGCAGGCGAGCGTCAAGTCCCGCATGAGTTATTGAGTTATCGGGACTGGACGGGGAAACAAACCGGGAACCGCTATAATCATTGGGTTTGGAGACAATACGCTAGCGCGTTTTGGGATGACGTGCGAATTGATCGCGTGCTTCCATATCGAGAATCAAAAGACCCAGATGATGAGCGGCACGTTCACCCGCTTCAACTTGACGTGATCGAGCGTTGCATCATCCTTTGGAGTAACGTCGGCGAAGTAGTGTTTACCCCGTTCATGGGAGTTGGCTCGGAAGTTTACGGGGCCGTGACACTTGGCAGAAAAGGAGTCGGGGCGGAATTAAAATCGTCGTACTATAAGCAGGCGCAAAAAAACGTAGCGGCGGCGCTAACCGAACGCATAGAAGAATCATCACTTTTTGAGCGGGTAGCACCTTCCGGCGCTAACTGAAAATGTCAATCATCCGTCCCCGTTCAATGCCGCCGAAGCCGGAGCGGAAACCGGAACGGAATACACCAGCTTGGCGCGCGATGAAACGGACGGAAGCGAACGAGCGCCGGACGGCGCGAGAGCGCAAGCGGGCAGCGGAACCGAAGAGAAGTAGCCGGGAGCAGGAAAACACGCGCCACGGGGCGCAAGCGCGCGGGCCGACCGGCTTAAAACGGACACCGCTAAAGCGGCGGAGCGCGAAAAAGACGGAATGGGCGTTGCTTTACCTCGCCGGGCTGCGTTTCTTGATAAGCCTCGATCCGATGTGTCGGTGCTGCAAGGAAAGGCGCGCGACGGAAGGGCATCACCCAGCGAGGCAGCAAGGCGGGTCTATTTTAATCTTTCTTCCTGTATGCAGGCGGTGCCATACTTGGGTCGAAGATCACAAGAACGAGGCGCGAGAGTATGGCTGGATTTGGTATTAAGCATCACGGCAATTTCAAAGATTTAACGCATCAAATCTTCGGACGACTTACCGTGCTTGAAACTGTTGGGCGTCAAGGCAGTAATTACTTATGGCGCTGCCAATGTGAGTGCGGTGCCAACGTAATTATTCTAGGATGCCGCCTTTCAATGGGAAGAACACGTTCATGCGGTTGCATCAAAACAAAGAAACCTGAGCAATTCATAGAGGATTTTTGGTCTCGCGTTAATATTAAGGAATCGGATGAATGCTGGCCTTGGATGGCGGGAGCATCGGGTAGTAATCCGTCATATAACTACGGAAGTTTTTGGGCTTTCGAACGGAGATGGTGCGCGCATCAATTCGCTGCGTTCATTGTTTACGGGAACGTGGATAAACACGTCTGCCATCATTGCGATAACCCGTCATGCGTGAACCCGACGCATTTATTTCTCGGTACACAGGCTGAAAATAACGCGGATTGCAACGCGAAGGGAAGGCGCAATCAAGAATACGGAGAGGCGCGTTACAACGCGAAGCTCACCGAAGAAAATGTCCGTGAGATAAAGACGGCGGCGCTGACCCGCAAACGCGGGTTTATAATATCAACCGCGAAACGATTCGGAGTTTCGAAGGCCGCGATTAAAAACATACTTTGCGGGCTACGGTGGAAGCACGTTCAAATATGAGCGAGACAGTTCCATCTTGGGCGATGAAGTTGATCGCGGACGCGCAAAGGCCGAACGCACATTACGTCCATATCAAAGGTGAAACGGAGAAGGATAGAATCGCTAACGCGGAGCGATACATTATCAAGTGGGCGATCCGCGTAGCTTTCGCGAAAGCGGCCATACAACTGTACGGGCGCAGCCGGACTTACTGTTGGTTCATAGACAAGTGGTCGCGGTGGCAGAAGTTCGTCCGAAGCACGCTCTTAAAAAATCGTTGACACTAGCGGCGGCAGGTGTAAACCTCGCGGAAGGAAGTAGGTAAACAGAGAGAAATAAAACGATGCCAACAGTACTCAAACGCTTATACGCCACCTCGGAAGAGATTCCTGAAACATTCCAACCGTTCTTCGTCGAGAAAGACGGGAAGCATACCCTCGACGTAACCATCGACGGACTCGTGCCCGTTCAGAAAGTGAACGAGATGCGCGATACGAACATCCGCGAGCGACAAGAGCATGAGGATGCGCTCAAAAAGTTCGAGGGCGTCGATGTCGATGAATACAAGGACTTGAAGGCGCGCTCAAAAGATTTGGAAGACGGGAAGCTTCTCAAGCGCGGCGAACTGGAAGCGATCGTAAAGCCGCGCGTGGAGGAAGCGTTGAAGCAGCCTCAAGCCGAGTTGAAAACCGAGAGAGCGAACAACGCAGTTCTTCGCAATCGGCTCGAAACGGAAATGATCGCGAACGGCGTCGTGCAAGCAGCGATCCCGCTCGGACTAAAGAAAGGCGCGGGGCCGGACTTGATCGAGCGCGCGAGGAAAGTCTTCAAACTGAATGAGGACATGGAAGTGGTCGCGTACGAGTCGGACGGTAAGACGGTCAAATATCATCTCGGTTCGGAACCTTACACCGTGGAGCAGTTCGCGAAGGACACGGCGAATGACGAGTTCGGTAAACATTTGTTCGCGGAGAATCAGGGCGGCGGTGGCGGGGCGGGCGCGCGCGGCGGCGGCGGCGGGCAGCAACGTGAAGACGGTTACAATCCGTGGAACCCGGTAGCGCCGAATCGGTCAGAGCAAGGCAAGATAATGGCGACGGATTTTTCGCGCGCGCAACGGCTCGCGAAAAAGCACGGGTTCACACTGAAAGAGCCGGTGTCGAATCTTTCTCGATAATTTTCATTGACGAGATTTCAGAGCGCTGCTAAAGCGTATCTCGTAACAATTCTCAGGACTGTACGCGCGGGGCGCTAAAGGCAGTCTGACTTCGGGGAAGTCGGAGGAAAAGTAACAGCGACCGCTGATTCTTTTTAGGCTCCGTGGTTGCTGGCAGCAAACCAACAAACCAAACGGAGACTTTAACAATATGGCTGAGACATTAGTGGCGGACTTGGCGCTGATCCCGGAGACGTTCCTCCCTTACGCCGTGGAGCAGACCGCAGTCCTTTCGGAATTGATTACGTCGGGCATCATCGCGCCCGACCCGCAGTTGGATGCGCGAGCCGATGTCGGCTTCGATGTCAATCTGACGGCGGATACGGTTGGGCAAGGCGGACAGTTTACGTCCATGCCCTTCTGGCAGGCATTGACGGGCGCGGACGAAGTTATCAGCGACACGAGTTCGCTGACGACCGGCAAGATGACAAGCTCGAACGAGAAAGCCGTCATCCACAACCGCGCGAAGGCATGGAGCCACAACGACATGGCGGCTATCCTCTCGAACAGCGACCCGGCGACGGCGCTCGGCGAACTGCTCGGGAAGTATTGGGCGGAGCGTTTGCAGCAAATGGCGCTCTCGACTCTCGCTGGCGTGTTCGGCGCGGCCTCGATGTCCGGCAACTCGTCCGACATTCACTTGACCAGCGGTTCAAGCTTCACGAGCGCGAACTACCTCACGCTGGACACGTTCATCGACGCGAAGCAGTTGCTCGGTGATGCGAAGGAGAAACTGACGGCAGTCATCATGCATTCCAAGACGGAAGCGGCCTTGGAGAAGACGAACGAGATCGTCTTCGTGCCTGCGGCTGAGCAAGGCCAGTTGATCCGTACGTTCAGCGGGAAGCGCGTCATTCTCGACGACACGATGACCGTTGACATCGAGAGCGGCACATCCAGTCCGAGCAACGTTTACTCGACCTTCCTGTTTGCGGCGGGCGCTTTCGGTTATGGCGTCGGCAGCATGGACGGGCCGATCTACGGTGCGGCACCGGGTAGCACATGGGCGGCAGAGCGCGCGCGTGAGTCGCTGGCCGGGCAGAACATCTTCATCAACCGTCGCCGGATGATCCTTCACCCGCGCGGCTTGAAGTTCTTGGACTACGCGATGGCCGGGATCAGCCCGACGAACGCGGAACTGGCAAATCAGGCGAACTGGCTGCGCGTCTTCCAAGCGAAGAACGTGCCAATGGTGCGGATTCGTCACAACAACCTCGGAGGTTAAACCGAAAATTCCTTTACCGTTACGCTTGAACATTCTACGAAATAAGTAGAGCGTAACGGTGAGAGGGAAACCAATGATCAGTTTGCGGTAAACAAATCAAAACGGAGGGAATAACTCATTATGGCTAAAGATTCTGAAAAGGACGCTCCCAGTAAGAGCGAACAGGCGGGTGAAGCGAAGTCGCAATTCAAGTCAGTTGAACGCGTAAAGACCCGGAAAGAAGAGAAGGTGAAGGAGAACGTGGCCGCGATTACGAACATCGCCGAAACGGATGGCGGGCACGTCGGAGACGCGGATGAAGCGGCGCTCGACAACGCGAAAGGCAAGGAACACAAGGGCGCGCAGTCTTCACTGACGGCGAAGAAAAATCCGAAAGGGATGACGGGCGGCGAGGAAGCGGCAGAACCAAAAAAGAAGGAAGCGTAGGCCACATGCCGCAAAGAGTCTTGACAGTTAAGCAGCACGTCACGCCGTACGGCATCGCCGAGCAGCGTCGCGTAATTACCGTGCCGGACGAAGTCCCGCTCACCGCCGAAGAGTTGAAAACGGTATCGGACGCGGAAGCTATAAAACAGTTCGCCGCCGCGAAGCGGACTCTCAAGGACAAGGCTGACAGGCAGAGAGAGCACGAAGAGTCGCACGCGGACACAGACGCCACGGACGACGTGCATCAGGGAAAGGCGGGACAGTCCGCAGAACTCTTGAAGCGCGAAGGCCCGGCTCCTTTTGACCCGCACAGCGCTGCAAGCACGGCGGAAGTCGATCCGCTGTTGCCAGTCGCCGCGCCGGAAAAGCAAAAGAAGGGCCGCAAGAAAAAGGCTTAACCGCACAGAGGGAACACAAATTTACGCCCGCGCACGTTTCACCGTTGAAAGTGAGCAGCGCGGGCGTGTTTTTTCTAACTAACCAACCAAAGGAGATAAATCATCATGGCTAACCAGAATCCACAGGACGCGATCACGTATTCACCGGAACAGATCGCGGAGCATAACCGGCGTGAGGAAGCGGCTGCGAAACATGCCGCAGGTGTGAAAAAGGAAACGCCAGCAGCGGGCGCGGTTCAACCATCCGTGAAGGAAGCGCCGCCGAAGAAAAAGAACGCGCGACGGTAAAATCGCAACTTTGCCAAAACAGTAAACGCTACTAAAACTTCAATTAAAGCATCGCCGACGCCCAAAGACAAACCGAACAAAACATTATGAAGACTGAAAACGCAGCCGCTCAAGAATCCACTGGTGCAGTAGTCCTTCGAGGCTCACGGCTCGACGAAATTTGCAAGGCGAAAGGACACTACCATTTCCGTTGCATCGATAAGGATGGAAACCTGAAATGGGAAGACACAATTGACAACATAGTTTGCACCGAGGGTAAGAATCTCATGTTGGACTGCGCCCTTGGAGCAAACGTGGCCGTGGTCGGCCCGTTCATGGGCCTTATTAGCTCGGTAGGTTACACGGCTGTCGCAGTCGGTGACACAGCCGCACAGATCAACGGCACAAACGGATGGAAGGAAGCCGGAAGCTCCACTAACTTCCCGCTTTACACCACGCCTCGCAAAACCTGCGTATGGAGTGCCGCTGCTGCGGGCGCAAAGGCGCTTTCAGCCGCGCTAAGTTTTCCGATCATCACCACTGGCGGTACGGTCAAAGGCGTATTTATCATCTTTGGAACGGGAGCAGTTTCCACGATTGCGGACGTGAACGGCAAGCTATGGTCGGTGGGATTGTTCACGGGCGGCGATAAAATAGTAGCCGCAGGCGATACGCTCCAAGTTTCGTATTCCACATCGCTGTAAGCCAAGCCATGAGGTTCGAAGCAGGCAATATTTCTACGCTCGTCACTGCCAGCGCGGGTGCGCCGCTCGTCGCGATTCGCGCGCCTGCGACTGAACGCTGCGCGTTGCGCGAGTTGGGCGTAACGCTCATCGCCGCCACATCGACGCTCCTCGGATTAGCGAGAGCCACGACTATTTCTGTTACGCCCGGCACCACTATCGCTGGACAAGCGAAACATCCGCTCGCTCCGGCATCAGGAACACTGCTGGTCTCATCGTGGGGAACTGTGCCGGTGATTCCAGCAAACTTCTTTCGGCAGATAGTTCTGCCTGCCGCGATTGGCGCTGGCTTTATCTGGACATGGCCTGCGGATGACCCGCTCATTGTCGGTAATGGCGTTGCAATCGGAGAAATCTGTATCGCGAATCTTGTTGCGGTAGCTCCTTCTTTGTTCCGTTACTACGCGGTCTGGGAGGATTAAATGCCCTCGCTGGTCGGCGGCATCCCCGGCCAAAGTAGCCGCACGACTGGCGGCATTACCGGCATCGGGCCGGAAATGCTTAGCGATGTTGCGCCGCTAGCTCAACAGATAGTTAAGCCGAGGTTGTTGGCGGATTTTTCTCCGTCTCTGTTAATCGAGTCGGGCGCGGCTGCGGATAGTCCATCCACAACCGCGATTTATGTCGGGACTATTACTGAGGCGGGGGCAGCCGCCGACTTACCGAGCGCGACAGTTCTCGCAGCGGTTATCATCTCGGAGGCTGGGAGCGCGACAGATTCCCCGTCTACTACCGCTCTATTTGCAGCCATCACCACGGGAGCTGCTAGCGCGACTGATACGCCGAGCGCAACATTCTTAGCGTTAGTTGCTATCGCCGAGGCAGGTGCGGCCACTGACACACTAAGTTCGACATTTCTTGCTCTAGTAGTTATCACCGAAGCTGGCACGGCGGCGGATACTCCGTCCAATACTTATCTCGCGGTGGTCGCCGTAGCCGAGGCCGCTACGGCCACTGATACGTCTTCTGCGACCTACCTCGCGCTAGTTGCAATAACCGAAGCTGCAACAGCCATCGAGATTCTATCAGCGGGAACCGTCCAGTTTGCTACAATATCAGAATCCGCGAGCGCCGTTGACAGTACATCCGCGACAATCCTTGCATCTGCTGCTATCGCCGAGATAGCGAGCGCAACGGATAACCCGTCCGAAATCTACCTAGCCGTAGTCGCCACGGTCGAGACTGCTACGGCGAGTGATACACCCGCTGCGACATTCATTGCAGTGGTCGCTCTCGTCGAATCCGCTACGGCAACGGACACGCCAACCGCAACCGTAATTCAGTTAGCCGCTCTCACCGAAGCGGCTACGGCCACGGACTCTCCGGCAGTGACATATTTAGCTACGGTTGCTGTTATAGAATCCGTTACGGCGGTAGATACTCCGTCTGCAACATTCCTCTCGCCGGTGACTATCACCGAGGTTGGTTCTCCAACGGACACGCCATCAGCGGGGATTCTCACACCGACGGCGATCTCGGAAGCGGTAACCGCAACAGACAGTCCATCGGTGACCTATTTTGCATCTGTTACCATGTCCGAGACAGGCGTGGCGACTGATACACTTAACGCCACAGCAATTTGGACGCCTACCGTCGTCGAAGCTGCCAACGCTTTAGATATACCGTCTGAGGTCGCTATTGAAACCGCTGTTATAGCGGAAACTGCGAGCGCATTAGACTCACCAAGCGCGGCGGCTACGTTTAACGTCAGCATATCTGAGACCGGCTCCGCAACGGATACTCCTAGCGCAACAACGCTTCTGTCAGTTGCCATATCAGAAGCGGCCAGTGCATTAGATACGCTAAGTGCCGCGACGGTACTCCCGGTTTCAATCGCGGAATCAGGCGTAGCTTCGGACACGCCAACTGCGGGAACCTTATTCCCGGTTGCCATATCCGAGATTGGAAGCGCAACCGATTCTCCGTCCAATATCGTCTTGTTCGCAGCCGCAATAATCGAGGCCGCTGCCGTTACCGATAATGTTTCTACAACCGCCTTATTTGCGGTTGCCATTGGCGAGGGTGCTAATACTCAGGATACGCCATCTGAGGTTGCCGTTGAAGCAGTGAGTATCATGGAAGCGGGTAGCGCGGTCGATTCAGCGAGCGCTACAATCATATTCCCTGTCAGCGTTTCCGAGGCCGGGGCCGGTCAGGACGTTCCTGCCGCCGCAACTATTCTTCCAGTCTCAATAACAGAATCAGCCAGCGCGATTGACGTTCCAAGCGCCGCAACTGTGTTGCCGGTATCTCTCGCCGAAACTGCCAGCGCGACCGACAGCCCTACGGCGGGGACGCTTTTGTCGGTTGCTGTGTCGGAAGCGGGGTCGGCCACTGATACCCCTTCGGCCACGGCACTGCTTGCATCTGCGATCATTGAGTCAGCGAACGCGACCGAGAACATTTCGACAACTGCTCTTTTTATAGGCGCTATTGCCGAAGTTGCCAACGCTCAAGATACTCCATCAGAAATTGACACCGAAGCGGTCAGCTTCACGGAAGCGACCAGTGCCGCCGACACGTCTAGCGCGACAGCAACATTTGTCGCCAATATATCCGAGACCGGCGCGGCAACAGACGTTTCCACTGCCGCAACTATTCTTCTAGTTAGTATGTCGGAATCGGTCAATTTAACGGATACTCCAACAGCTTCGATACTCTTCCCCGTAGCTCTTATTGAAACGGCCACGGCGACTGATTCGCCAAGCGCTGGAACGATATTGCCAGTAACGCTTACCGAGACTGTCAATGCAACGGACGCGCCAGATGCAACAGTGATTTGGGCGGTTGTCGTTGTTGAGTCTGTCGGTGCTACTGATACACCTACAGCGGTTACTATTCTGCCTGTTACGATGGCGGAAGCATCCAACGCGTCGGATACGCCTACTGCCGGAACGCTCCTTCCGGTTTCAATCTCGGAAATAGGCTCAGCCGCAGACAACCTGACGGCAGGAACACTCTTGCCGGTTTCGATGTCCGAGGCCGCATCCGCAGCAAATACCACGGCGGCTGGCACAATACTTCCAGTTGTAATATCCGAATCGACAGGAGCGACGGACACTCGGACGGCGGGCCTGCTGCTCCCCGTAACTATCAACGAGATTGCTACGACCACGGACAATCTAAGCGCTTCCAGACTCCTCGTAGCAGCGATTGCAGAAGCGGAGACTGCGACGGACTCTATGTCCGCTACTGCTCTCTTCGCGGCTGCAATAGGAGAGGCGCTAAGTGCGACCGATAATGTTTCGACGAGCGCTCTGTTTGCGGCTGAGATCACAGAGGTTGCCAACGCTCAGGACACGCTTTCTGAAACGACTAATGAGGTTGCCGCTATCGCGGAAGCCGCTAGCGCGTCCGACTCGGTAAACGCCAGCATTACCTTCAACGCAAGTATTACGGAGGCGGGAACCTCGGCGGACGTTCTCGCTACTGGAATACTAAGAGGCGGCACGCTTTCAGAAGCGACGTCGGCTACAGATACCGTAACAACAGTGGCGTTGTGGTCAGCAGTGATAACAGAAAGAGGAAGCGCCTCAGATACGTCAATCGTTACCAGATTCTATAGAGAAAGTGATTTGCCGATTGCGTTCACGCTAGACGCGGCAACAAAATCGTTGCAGGCGTTGAACGCCGAAACGCGAGTTAAAGTGACGCTAGACGCGGCGAATAAATCTTCGATTTTACTGGACGCGGCGAACAAATCGTTACAGGTATTGAACGCCGCAACGCGAGTTAAAGTGACGGGGAAACCACGGCCATGACAGTCTCACAAATTGGAGTATTTAGACACGGGATGTTCGGTTTCCCGGTTGAGATCACTCTGTCATCCGGGCCGATACCGCTCGCATCCGTTACACAAATACATCTCGCTGTTAAACGACCGTCGGAAAGTACTCCGGGAATTTCCCGGAACCTCACATTGCCCGACGCGGTTTTAGACGCTGCGAACGGAGTTATAGCATGGCAAATTCTCGACGGAGAGATTCCAGTCGTCGGAGTTTACAATTTTACATTAACTATAAACTACGGCACGAATGAACGCTTAATCGTTGATGCAATGATGAAAGTGAGTTAGATATAACGCTATGTTGACATTGGAAGATGGCAGCGGCATGAGCACATCCAATTCCTATGCGGACGCTTCTGAGGGAGATGACTACGCCGCCGCTCGACTTTTCAGCACGGATTGGACGAACGCGAGTGCAGGCGACAAAGATACGGCGTTAATGATGGCAACTCGCGTCATCGAGGCATGCACTACGTGGAACGGCCAGCTATTGACAACCACTCAGGCACTCGGATGGCCGAGGAACTATGTCATCAAATCTACGCGCCCGGTAGTGGGGTTTGGGTTCGGGTTTTCGTATGGATTTTACCCGTACCAAATGGGTGCTGAATTTTACGACAACGCGAGCGTTCCAAAGGGAATCAAAGATGCGACGTGCGAACTAGCGATTTTACTTTTGAAATCCGACAGGACGGCGGATGCGCCGGGAAAAGGAATCAAATCATTTGGCGTTGGACAAAACGCTGTGCAGGTAACATTTGACCCGGCGGACGCGCGTCAGATAATCCCCGACGTTGTTTACCTTTTGTTGATGCCATTCGGAGCGGTCACAACCGGAAGAGGGACACGGTTCATTCCGACATCGAGAGCATAAGACAATGGTGGCGCTCGATATCGCCGGACTCTCAGCGGACGTGACAGCGCTAGCTTTTGACTTAGCGGGAAACGCCAAGACAACCGCGATCCTGCACACTGCGAATGTAAACGCTTTCAATTGGGCTACGGATGTTACTACTACGACAACGGGGACAACCGCGAGCGTCGAGGGAATTTTCTACCGCGCGAAGCAACTTCAAACAGCGCAGGCATCACAGTTCGATGCGCAGTTTGTAATCAAAGGCACGGACGTTCCATCGGGAATCGACGAAGCCGATTGGTTAACAATCGACGGAGTGAAGTGGAACATCATTGACGTAATGCCGGTGCCGGGGAAAGCGGTTTATATTTTAGGGCTTCGGAAATGAGCGCGTCACTCGCTACAGTTCAGGCGGCGATATATGCGCGGTTCGGCGCGGCGTTCGTTTCCGGTACTCCGCCAACGGGCGGATGGAATCAAGCCGCTTACCCGGTCGTAGCAGAGAATCAAGCTTGGGCGACGACGGGGGCGAAGCAGCCTACGGATAAAGCGTGGGGAAGGTTGAGCATAAGGGTCGCTACGAGCATTGATACTAGCGCTGATGCAAGGGCGCGCAGAGTTACTGGGGTTGTATGGTTGCAAATATTCTGTCCAGCGGAAACGGGTTCACTCCCGGCAATGAAAATGAGCGACGAGATGGAGAGAATCTTCGGACGGCAGACCGTGGTGCTTGCGGGCGAGACTCTCCGGTTCAACCGAGCCGTTCCGGGTTACGTCGGGATTCAGGCGGACGGATGGGATCAGTTCAGATGCACGGTGGAATTTTTATCAGACGCAATGACGTGAAAATTTATTGTGTTACGAGCAAAGGCAATTAGAATCGGAACGAAGGCAATCACTCCTATGAAAAAGGTAATCTCAATCGTGCTTATCACGCTCGTGCTACAACTCACCATCCTCGCGGAAGCGACGATCAACTTACCGACGCGCGCCGACCCGGTTGACCGGAGCGGAACGATCACGGCGGGCGGCGCATCACAAGTTCTCGCGCCCGCGTTGCCCGGCAGACTCTACTTCGAGTTTCAGAATATCTCGGACATCACGATGTATATCAACTTTAGCGCGGCTGCTACAGTGGACGGCAATTCATTCAAGCTTGTCGCCGGAGCGAGTTACATAACAGGCGGATTGTTTTGTCCGAACGGAACCATCACGATTATTGGAGCCACGACCGGGAAGAAATTCATCGCGAAAGAATACTAAACCGCTATGCGAAGCAAACTCACTCTGTCGATTGTCGCCGCGTTAACGGCAGTCACGTCTCAAGTCGGCGGCGACATTCGGAATCCGTTCAATGCGTTAGTGCCGGACGCTGCACCGATTCAGCCTGCGCAGGCTTTCGTTGACAACATCGGGAAGTTCGCGCGCGGCGACACTGGCGCGATAGCGATAAGCGATCCGTACATCAGTCATATCGCTCCGGCGTCGGTAGCGACGTTCGACAAGATCGCGCAGTTCGCTGTCGGTACGGGCGCGAACATCAACTTCTCCGGCTGCGCGCTTCCGCTCGCCGACGTGAACGGAATACTAGCGCAGTTGGCGGTGAACGGTAACTCGACCGGTACGCTCAACTTAACGGGAGGGACAAACGCGATTCCTACTCCGGTTCAATCTCGAATTAACGGGCGATGGACGATCACGATTACCGGTACGCCCGTAGGGACGATTACGCTCGCGGATGCTAATGCCAATACGACGACTCCGGCGTTCGGAACTGATATCGACGTAACGAGCGCGGACGCGACCACCATTGCGACTAACACTGCGAACTTCATCAACGGATTAGCCTTCGCAGGTTGGACGGCGAGCGCAGCAAGTGGTGTTATAACGGTTACTGTAACGGCAGACGCTTCACTGCCTCTTACGGCGGGCGGCGATAGCGCGACTAACTTGACCATCGCCGATACCGCAGCCGGGCAACCGTTCATCCAGAACGCGGACAAGACCACGCTCGAAAGCAAGACGTGGGCGGTAACGACGAATTAAATCCTATGCTCCACATTGATTTCTCCAAAATAAATTGGCGCGCGCTTCGCAAGAAATGCGTTCCGCCTTTGGGCGAACTTATCGGCATGATGATGGGCGCGGCGTTCGCTATCGCGCTTTTCGTTACTCTCACTTATGGGCAGGTTCCTAACGCAATAAATGAACCTGCGTCAGTAAGAGTCGAGCGACCCGAGGCGGTAAGGATAATCGACACTAACGCGACTACGACCACGATAATACTGGTGCTCATCACCTCTGTTGTCGCTCCGTCGATACTTGCATTTTGGAACGGGCGGCGCAGGCGTTCCGAGCAAGTCGAGGCGGCAAAAATAAGACACGCAGAGAAAGTCGCGGATTGGGCGCGACAAGATGAAGTTGCCCGGCGCGCTGAAGAAGCTGCCGCGAAAGTTCAGCAAGTTGCCCTTCGCGCGGAAGAAACTGCCGTCAAGGTTCAGGAAACAGCGGATAGACTCGAAGTATCGAACAAACATGTCGCCGACGTTGCTGATATAACGGGGCATCAAATCGATGAAATTCATCACATGGTAAACGGCCAGATGACCGCGATGATGCAAAATGCGCTTGATACAAAAATCCTTCTAGTTTTCAAAATAAGGGAGAACGCAGAGTTGAAGCGAACTGATAGGGACATCACCCTTACCGAAGCGACTTTAGCTGAAATTACAAAAACGGAGCAACAAATTAAGGACTTGATGACAGCAATCGAGGAGCGAAAAAAGCTGGCCGCCGAAATAGTAAACAAGGTGGCGGCATTAAGTTGAACGCGACAACAAACCAAGCGCAGTTCAGTAGTACGATAGCGGACTTCGCAAAGCAGTTGGGTATCAAGGCCGGGAAGTTGCAGAAGAAAATCACGTTCGATTTGCACAAGGACATCATGGAGCGCACGCCTGTTCTTACGGGCAGGGCGAGGGCGTCATGGTTCGCGAGCGTAGGGGAGCCGAGCACGGAAGTTCCACCGGAAGCGAACAAGGGCGAAGTGATTCCGATGCCGATACCGCCAGAGTTGGAGATTGATGGGACGAGGGACAGCTACATAATCTCGAATATTTCGTACATCCAGTTTCTTGATGAGGGTTCTTCCGGGAAGGCACCTGCCGGGATGACTAAGCTCGCAATGGCAGCGCAAGACCAGCGGCTTGAAGAGGCAGTGCGCGACCTGTAGAATTTCCTCGCGTTAGGCAATCAAGGCTTTACGCGAATCAGGGAAAAGCGGAAACTTCCGGCAGAGTGAAAACGGAAGCGCAACGCGAATACATACGGTTATACCGCATTAAAAACAGAGAGCGTATTTCAAAATCTAAGCGTCGATATCGCGCGACGCATGCCGAGGAACACAGGGCGGAAAATAAACGGTGGGCGGCGAAGAATAAAGAGAAAGTCAGGGAGATGGCGCGCAGGTCGGCAAAGAAGAATCGCGCCAAGAAAACAGCGTATCAACGGCAGCACAGGGCGCAAAACAGAGAACAATATCGCGCCTATGATCGCAAGGGGCGACTCAAAAACAGAGATACTAATCTCGTTAAACGTAGAGAGCGGTACCGGCAAAATAATCCTCCGCGCAGAATCCTAAGCGAGTCTGAGCGCCGGGCAAGAATCGCTAAAAACAACGCTAAATATTGCGCTAAACTTCGCGAGCGGCGGGAAGCCAAGAAGGCCCAATTCTTGATCGACAATCCGACATGGGAGAGTGACCTAAAGCAGCAACGCGCCGCCAGCCGCCGTGAGAAGCATAACGCTCGATGCCGGAGGTATAACAAAATTTGGCGTGCTAGAAATCCAGAACAATATCGAGCCAGACGTAACGAGATTGCGCAGCGCTATTTTCAAAAGCGATTACGAGAGGATGTTAATTTCAAAATCGAGATGGCGTTAAGGAGCAGAATCACCGGCGCGCTGAAAGGCAGAATTAAAAAGACAGCGAAAACGGTCGAGCTACTGGGTTGTTCGATTAAGAATTTCGCAATCTACCTTGAAAGTACATTCAAGGCAGGGATGACGTTAGAGAATCACGGCGCGGTTTGGGAGATTGATCACATCATACCGTGCGCCCTTTTTGATCTATCAAGACCGCAGCATCAGAGAAGCTGTTTCCATTTCAGCAACCAACAGGCATTATTTGTAACAGAGAATCGCAGTAAGCGCGCCAAGGTATTAAGAGATGCGCAAATTCCGCTATTGTGAAATTTATTTAGTTGACAGTGGCGAGGATAAGAGTGAATAACGTCTAGTTTAACCAAGGGGGATTTATCTCAGACGCATCAAGAACTCGCTTGCTCCTAAGACCGGAAAGTACGTGGGGTGAAGCCGCACCTTCCAACGCCGCAACGGTGCGGCAACGTTTCACGGGCGAAACCCTGAGCGTAAATAACGCGACCGTCGTCAGTCAGGAGATTCGGAGCGACCGGCAGATTACGGACATGCCACTCGTCGGCATTGACGCGGCGGGCGACATCATGCAGGAAGCGATCTTTGGGCCGGAGTTTGACACGCTTATGGAGGCGGCGCTCTGCGGGACATGGGCAGCGCCAGCGGCGATCACGGACGGCGTGACAACTAACTCTTCCCCAACCGTCACAAGCGCGACGGCGGCATTCAGCGCGGCGGACTTGCATCATGGAATCAGCGGCACCGGCATTCCGGCAAACAGTTTCATCGGCATCATCAACAGCCCCACAAGCATCGGACTGAGCAGCAGCGCGACCGCGAACACTCCCGCGAACGCGACGGCGGACGGAACGACCATCGCTCTAACAGTTGTTGGCCGCGCGGCTACGCTGAGAAACGGAGTTACGAATCGGAGCTTCGGAATCGAAGCGGGCTTCCTTGACATCGGGAAGTACATGTATTTCGCAGGCTGCATTCCCTCGAAACTCGCTCTCGACATCACGGCGCGCGCGATCATCAAATTGCAAACCACGTTCAGCGGGAAGAACGGCATCCCGGCAGCTACAAGCGTGGCGGGAAGTACGACACCTACGGAACCGGGCGGGAACGCACCGATGCGCGCCGGATCGGGTATCTCGATTCTGAGCGCGGGTACGAGCCATACCGAGATGGTCGGCGTAGTGGCGAAGCGTATCACTATTGACTTCACCAATGCGCTGCGCGCGCGCGACCTTGCTACGAGCGAGTTCGCGGCGGAGCCGGGCCGGAACGTGATGGAGATCATGGGAACGATCGAGACTTACTTCCAAGACATCACGCTTCTGCAAGCGTTCCTCGCGAATGGACTCTTCGCCGTGCGTGTCAATGCTGCGGACTTGGGAATCATCGGCTTGCCGAACACCTATCAGTTCACTTTCCCGACAATGAAGGTGTCGGCTGCTCCCGTGCCGATTCCGGGGAACACGGCGGACGTGATGCAGACCTTCAACTGGCGCGCGCTGCTTGACCCGGCTGTGGGTTACAGTGTGGACGTGAAGAGAGGTTTGGTCACGCTGGCGAGCTAAAGAAAGCGGCGGGTGATAGGCGAATTTTCAGTTAGCGCCGAAAGGCGCTACCTGCGGTCAACGAACAGGAAAAACGAGGCGAAACGAACATGAAAATTGACGACGTGATTGGCGATAAGGCCGCGCAAGCGGAAGGCGAGTGGATCGAGTTCAAGCCGGGCATTAGCTTCAAGCTGATCTTTTCCGCAAAAGGGAAGCCGCGCGACTTTTTCCAGAAAGGGCTGAGCAAGCTGCGCCAGAAACATCGCGGCAACATCCCGTTCGACAAGCAGCAAGATTTGACGTTGGAGATGCTCTACAAGCTCGTCGTGCTCGACTGGAAAGGGTGGGAACAGGACGACCCGGAGAATCCCGGCCAGAGCATTCCGTTCCCTTACAGCCGCGAGAACTGCCAGCGCCTCTTAACGGACAGCACAGTGATCCGCGACTTTGTGGCGGAAGAGTCCGGCGACATCGAGAACTTCGGCGGCAAGTTGGACGCGGATGAGGAGGATACTGCCAAGGGCGCGATGAAAAGCAGCGCTTCTTTGGATCCTCGAGTTCGGGAGAAATGAGAGTTGGCTGCAAGCGCAGCTAGATGAAGGGACGTTGGATAGCGTTCCGGCGCTTGAGAACAAACCGTATCTCGGGGAAGACCCCGACTTAGAGCGGCTGCTCGGTAACTTCCTAATGCTAAACCAAACCCGAGTGCCGGGGTTTAGCGGTCCCGGCGCGTTGAGGCTCAGTGACATCGTAACCTTATTCGAAGCAGAAGATTGGGCTGCGGCGGAGATGGAGCTTATTGATTACGTGAAAATAATGCTGCACCTAGACAGCGCTCTCATAACCTTCCACGCTGAGCGCGGGCCGACCGGGAAATGAAACCCTCCAATATACCGCCCGCGAGTTACGATGATCCTCTCGAATGGTGGGAGGGGCCGTTGGCTGTCGTGGCGATTGCCCTGTTTCTGCTCCTGACAATAGTCGTATGCGTTCCAGTAGGTATTTTCAGGCGAAAATGAAACGTTGAAACAAATCTGATTGCTCGCTATGATGAGCGCAGATGGCCGGAGAAGCTAACGTAGCAACGTACGGAATTAGGATCGCCGCCCCGGAAGGGACGCAGGATACCGTTTCAGCGTTCGGCCAGATCACATCCGCGTCGCAGCGGGCGACGCAAGCGGTCGAGGGACACGCTGGCAGCTTCGACAAGCTCACTGGCTCGATGGTGCGGCAGTCGTCCATCGCGACGCGGATGCTACAAACGTTGGGCGGGTTGGGCGGCGGCGCGGCGGAGCTTGGCGTAAGGTTCGAGCGGGCCGGGCTTCAAATCGAACGGCTGGCGCAGAATGCGAGCAAAACAGCGGCGGGCCAGCAAGCATTGAACACCGCGTTCAACGCCGGAGCTATTTCAGCGGCGACGATGGAAGCGGCTACTACGCGGCTGATGGCGGCGCGCAACACAGCTATCGCTATTGAGCAAGCTTACGCGCGTGCCGTAGCAGCAACCCAAATCGCGCAAGAGGAAGCGCAGATCGCGGCAATGAACGTACGCGAACAGCGCGTGGTTACATCCGCCGCTACCGGAGCGGCAGTAGGCTCTGGAGTATTTTCTGCGGAATCTGATGCGGCGGCTAAATCACAAAAGGATTTGAATAGAGTGCAAGGCGAAGCGGTCGTGGCTAGCAACGCATTGCGGGGTGCGCAAGCGGAGGAGTTAGCTTTGAAGCAGCAATTAACGACCGCGAACAAGGAAGCAGCCGCAGCGCAAAAGCTCGTTAATGATGGTGCTGTTACGGGCGGTCTCGGGTTCGCGGGAACGGCGGCAATTGTAACCGCTTTAATCGCCGTGCTTGTAGTTCTAGCCGTAACGTTCTACGCGGTAAAAAAAGCGTGGGACTTTTTCACGGAGAGTATTAAGGCGGCGGGCGCGGAGCAAAAGGCGGAGTTCCCGTTCATTCAGATGGTGGCGAACGCCACGCTTGCGGAGGCGAAACTGAAAGAAATTCATGACCTAACCAATTCGCAAGGTTCATTCGATTTCTCGCAGTTCGTAAAAGGCGCGGAACAACTCATTGTTCTTAACACAGGCGCGGATAATTTAGTTCCGCGACTAAAGGCGATGGCAGCACTCGCGGCGGCTAGCGGTGAGAGCATCGATAGCATGACAACGGCCTACAGCCGCACGCAGCAAGCGATCATGAACAGCACGGAGTTGATGACGCGCGGGATGAACGGGAGCCGGATAATCCTGTTGGCTTTGATGATGGACTTAGGCAAGTCGCAAGACCAAGTACAGTCCATGTTCAAGAAAGGGCAGATCAGCATCGAGATGGTGAATAAGGCGCTGCTCGACGCATCCGCGAGCGGCGGGAAGTTTGGAAAAACGCTTTCCGATTATCTGAAAACGCTTCCGGGAGCTACCGAACAGTTAGCGAACCGATGGGAGCAAATAAAAGTTACGTTCGGTACACCTATAGCAAATTCTCTAGTAACACTACTTACCCTAGCGAGCGATAAACTTATTGGGATGATTCCGCTCGCGGAGGAAGCCGGAAAGAGAGTGGCCGGACTGGTTGACGCTTTCGCTAAAATCGCCAAGGAAGACGGCTGGAAGACTGCGTTAAAAGCCGCGTGGAGCGTTCTAATGGACGAGATTGGCCTTATTATCCATGACGCCATTTCCGGCGCGTTTACGGCGTCAGGGAGCACCATTATTAAAGGCATCGACTTTACAAGCGATACGCACACCATGATGGAAGGTTGGCGCGCCGGGTTTGATAAAGCCGTTAAGGATGAGACGCCGCCGGTTATGGGAGCGCTAAAGGGAATGTGGAATGCGTTCGTAACTGGAGACACCGGGAAACAAGCAGCAGATGATTACACTAAGGGAGCCGTTTCAAAACTTGATCAGGACAAGGCGACACTGAAACAGGCGCTAGATAATATTTGGAAGCCAGCGCCAACATTCGGAGATCAATTGATTGGCGGAATATTAAATCGACAACCGTTTAATGTAACTACGGCGGGGGTTGGAGCCGGAGGATTGCAGGCCGGTGATACACCGCTAAATCAAATCGCAAAACCAGTTAAGGACAGCGACTGGGATAAATACAAGACAGACCTAGCGATCATTAATGATTACTGGCAGCAGCGCGACATCATCGAATCGAAGGTAACGGACACGACGGAAAAAGAGCGCCGCATCATGGAGTTAACGACTTCTACCGCCAAAGAACTTTACGACCCATCTCAATTCGAACCGTATTTAGGAGCGCTCGGACAAGTAGCGGTTGCAGAGGCAGAAAGAGAACGGAAGAACAAGGAGATTGACGAGGCGATAAAGAATGGTTCGGCATCCGCGACTGATGCAATCCTACGTGGACTTGATAAAGCGAAAGCAGCGTTCGGTAACTGGCAGCAAGCGGTAGAGAAAGGCGTCACTGATATAGCGAACGCACTAAGCAACGATATTTCGACCGGCCTTTCTGACATCATCGACGGAACGAAGAGCGTCTCGCAAGGCTTCACTGACATGGCGTTGTCGATCATCAAGGATATCGAGCGCATCATCATCAAGATGGAGGTCGAGTATCTGTTGAAGCTCTTGATGGGCGGCTTCGGTGTTGGGGGAGGCACAACCGTATCAGGTGGAGGAGGTGCAGGCGGCGGCGCGGGCATGGCAACGGGTGGCCCTATCTATGGCGGCAGCGGGACAAAGGATGACGTGCCAGCGATGCTAACGGGCGGCGAATACGTGCTGTCAAAGCAAGACGTAGCGCGCGCAGGCGGGACTCAAGCTCTCGACGCTTGGAAGCACGGCACGGGCGGCGCAACCTACAATCAGGGAGTAGCTCATTTCACGGCGGGCGGTGGAGTTCAGCGCACAAACTTCGGGCCATACGAAGGCAATCCAAACGCACCTCATAACAGTCTTCCATACCTACTGTGGCGTGACGGGTATTACGACAGTCAAGGGAACCCCCATCAATCCGGTGACATCTCCTTATCACCAGATCAAGTTCACGGAGCGCACTACGGTGATACAGTAACGAGAGGCGGAGTTACAGGGCGATTCACGGACACCACTAATCCCCGTTTAAGTAATAGAGTGGACGTATGGAATCAGAACGATCCCGGCAACAGTCAGTCTAGCGGAGTCCATAAAGCTAGCGACATTGAGTGGACAACTTCGCCGGGTGACAGACGGTTCTTACCCGGCAGTGGAATGACACCGGAAGAGCAAGCTCATTACAACGCGGTAATGCGCGACGCGTACGGCGGCGGATTACCGGGAGAAATGGATTTGAATCAGCCGGGGCCGCCAATGGATTTTCAACCGCCAACCGGACAGGCGGTTAGTCCGTGGGGACTAACGGGCGGAACTTCTACAAATCCATTTCTCAGAGAGACGGCCTCATGGGTAGCTAGTAACGCAGACACGCTTTGGGCCGGGAATAGCATTTCAGGACAAATAGGCTACGGCATTCCACAGGGCGGCTATGACCCTATTAACCTTTCACTGCCGTCCGGTTCTGACGTTTACGGCCCATACGATAATACGATGGCAGGGAATACGTCGTTTTATGATTTCGGAGCCAACAATGACTATTCACCTCAGTCAACCGAGACGGGCGGAATCGGCTCCGGTCAACCGGACATTCAAGCATTCCGAGATATTGGTAATACAAGCTTAGGTAATATTCCTTCATCACCAGATTTCGCCGCGCACGTTGATTACGGCCCGACATACGAAAATAATCCGGGGCGCGATTGGTTTAACGGCACGCAAGGGACATGGAACAACGACGGTTCATTCACGGCGAATGCCGACAAGCCGGTTCTAGGCGGCCCGTCTCCTGCTGCGCCGGGCGGCGGAACGAGCGGCGATGCCGGACAATCTGTATGGAGCAGAACGGGACAGGCCGGAATCGTTAACGATTGGTCAGCAGGATCGCTTTACACGTCCAACATGGACGCATCAACTAAGTCTTTTCTACTCGGGGGCGGATATGGAGGCAATCCAAACCGGAATTTTGTAAATGATGAGGAGAGAGTCTTCGCAGCGCAGTTCGGCGCGCGCGGAAAGTTCGATTCCTCAATGTGGGCTAACGCGCATCCGCAACAGGGCGACCCGACGGTATCCACAAACGTCGGCGGCTCGGATGCCTTTAACGCTGCGATCATGGCGCGAGAAACACCGGGGCAGCGTTCAATGGGTTCTACATTCAGCGGTAACAGCTTTGGCCCGGTTCTCCAAGGCCCGTCTAATTTGTCGCATCTGCCTAAGTTTCATGCAGGCGGCATCGTTGGAATGGAAGGCGGATTCCAATATCTCGCGGGTGGCGGATCGGTAAATCAGCCCATTAACGCGCAGCCCGGCGAGGGCGTGTTCACGCAAGGGCAGATGGCCGCAATCGGCGCGGGAATGAGTGGAGGAAACTCACCCGTCAGTATCAGTATCTCGGTAACGAATAACGCGGACGGAAGTCAATCGGCGCGGTCGAGCGCGAGCGGCGGCGGGATGACTAAGGAAGAGTGGGCGCAGGCAGCGCAGATGATGAGTAACATCGCCTTGCAGACACTCCAAACGCAGAAGCGGCGCGGCGGTTCGTTGTATCGTTCTCAAACCGGAGCGACGGCGTAATTCTATGGACACATTCCCGGCAACGCCAGCGCCGAGCATCCAGAGCGGCGCTACCGTTACTCCGCGAGAGTTAGTAGCGCAGTTTGGCGAAGGCTACGAGCAGAGTACGCAGGACGGCCCTATGCCAGCGCAGCGGGATTGGCCGTTGCAGTGGAATAACATCACGACGACGCAGATGAAAACATTCACGGATTTCTTCGAAGCGCACGTAGGCCAGCGGTTTTTATGGACGGCGCTCTGGCCTTACGACGTTGAAGGGCCAAAAGTATTTCGAGTCATCGGGACATGGGATTGGGTTTATCAGGGTGCAAACGTCGTTAATTTAAAAGCTACATTCTCGCAGCGGCCAGCGGTATGAGCACCACGGTTGACGAGCGCAGCCGGTTATCGACGCCGGGAGTACTGATGGAGCTATACGACCTCGACGTGTCGCTCTACGGCGGGGACATTCTTTATCTTCATCCCTACACTGACCGGGGGGCGAACGTGTTCACGTTTCAAACGAACGTCTACAATCCGTGGCCTATCCAGTCGAGCGGATGGGATTGGAATACGAAGGGAACGTTGCCGCGTCCGATCATATCGGTTGGCAACATCAATGGGGTAGTGACGGCGCTGCTCCGGCAGTACGGAGATTTCGTCGGCTGCAAACTAATAAGGCATAGGACATACCGAGATTATTTGGATGACGGGGCCGAACCGGGTTCACCCGGAAATTATCAGGAATACACACCGGACATTTACGTGATCGACCGCAAAGCGTCCGAGTCGAGTACGGTTATTCAATTCGAGTTAGCAACACTGTTCGACTCGGAAGGCGTATCACTTCCACGGCGGCAAGTGCTGGCCGGATACTGTCCGTGGCTTTATCGAGGCGCGGAATGCACCTACACGGGGCCGCCAGTTCAGGATGCGCGCGAGAACGCGCTTACTGCGATAACGGATCGCGGAGCTTACAATTCCGCAACGACCTACGCGAACCATGATTACGTTTACGTGATGGTGAACGGCATCCGGGTTTACTACGTGTCGTTGGCGGACGGGAACACCTCCGCGCTGGCCGACATAACGAAATGGACGCGGGACGCTTGCGCGAAAAGCGTGAGCGCGTGCAAGGCGAGGTTCGGCGCGACAAATCCTTTGCCCGGAGGTTTTTTTCCCGGAGCCTCAAAAATACCGGGAATCCTATAAACGACCGTCTATGCCTAAAACCAGCACGGCAGGCAAGAAGAGACGGGCAGCCGTTCAGAAAGCGACCGAAAGGTTAACGGACGCCAAAAAACGGACATTACAAGGCAGTCAGATAATCGATTCAGTACGCGAAGAGATACGAGCGCACGCGCGGGAAGGATTTGAGGGGAATAAGCCGCCGCAGGAAGTATGCGGATTCATCGCAACGGACGGGAAGCGTCAGCGGGCGTTCCGTTCACCGAACCTATCACGGGAGCGGCATAGAGCGTTCAGGACATGTCCGAAGGCGTGGCGGAAAGTGGAAGACAAAGGATGGGAGATAATCGCCGTTTACCATAGCCACGTGAATGAACCGCCCGTGCCGTCGCCGGGAGACAAGACAGAATCGGAAGCGAAACATCTACCGTTCCTGATAGTCGGCTGGCCTGCGGATGCGTGGGACTTCTACAGCCCGAAAGGTTGGAAGGCGGAGTTGATCGGGCGGCCATTCGTCCACGGGATTCTCGATTGTTGGGCGATCATTCGAGATTATTACGAGAAAGAATTAAAGATCGTCCTGCCGGACTTCGAGCGCGAAGACGAATGGTGGATGAAAGGAAAGAACCTCTACCTCGACAACTTTAAGAAAGCGGGATTCGTGGAAGTAAGCGACCTGCGTAAGCACGACGTGCTATTGATCCAATTACCGCGCACGCCCGTTCCCGCGCACGCCGCCGTCTATTTAGGCGACGGCCAGATACTCCATCACTTGCCCGGAAGAATTAGCAAGATCGATCCTTACTTGGACGGGCATGGTTACGCGCGGATGGTGGATAAGATTGTCAGACACCGCGCTTTGATGTAGAAGAGCAGGCATGGTCACGACCGTTTTGCTCTATGGTTCTCTCGGAAAGCGTTTCGGGCGCAACTGGCGACTTGACGTTAATACACCGGCGCAAGCGGTAAACGCGATCAATCATCTTCGACCGGGATTCGCCGACGCAATCCTCTCAATGCGCGACGTGGATTTTGGCGTCAAGGTGGGAAAGAAACAGATCGGGGCAGGGCTGCTTCAATTTCCAACGGGAGGGAAACAGATCACGATCACGCCGGTCGTACGCGGGAGTGGAAACTCCAAGGGATGGATTGAAGTCATCGCCGGAGTTGTGTTAATCGCCGCCGGTATATTACTCTCGGGAACGCCCCTCGGGGTTGCTAGTCCTTTCTTAATCGGCATGGGCATCAGTTTGGTGCTCGGAGGCGTTGCCACACTTCTTTCTCCGACTCCAAACACGACTACGCCAGCTAGCGCTCAAAGACCAAGCTACCAATTTTCGAACGTGGTCAATACGATAGGTGAGGGCGAGTGCGTTCCGTGCTTGTACGGAGGGCCGCTCTGGATCGGCAGCTACGTCGTGAGCGCCGGTTACGAAAACGTGGACATCACTACCGGGAGCACGTCACCTAATCCATTTCCGAACACGACTTCCAATGTCGGCCCTATTGAGGGGCAACCGATAACCTCTCAGCGTTTTGTGCCGTAACACTTGAAGGCCATGACCCGGCAAAAGAAACGGAGACTCGAAAGAGTCAGTGGAATCTCTGTCAGAGGCTCCGGCACAAAGAGCGGCAGCGGCGCGACAGCCGCGCACGAAGACACGGACAGCTTAACGTCTCGGCAACTCGCGAACCTGATCGACGTATTGTCCGAAGGACAGATACTCGGGTTCGCCGACCCGCTTCACCCATTGCGATGCGTGGCGCTGTCTGGAACGCCGATTGAGAACAGTGATACGGCTGTATTTGCCGACGGAACTACAGTTGTTAATACTCCAGCCCTAACCACGTCAGCAGACCATTTCACCAGCGGCATGGTCGGGCTTGGGATCGCGGTAGAGAACTTTCCGCCGAACACCACGATAACGGCGGTGACGGACGCGCGCACGTTGGTATTATCCAACCTCGCGGTGGCGTCAGGCTCCGCAAAAAAGTGGTCGTTAGGTGGCTCACTCAACTACACGAACTTCGATTTCTTTTTCCTCGATGGCGCGCAAGACCAAAGTTATGTGCCGGGGTTCGAGGCAGCGGAAAGCATAGTCCCGGTCGGCGGCGGCAGCGGCGTAGAGGTGAGTATTTTCATCGGCCCTTGGACGCAACGAATTTCGGATTCGAGCATCGACGCGGTGCGAATCGACATGGTGTTTCCACAGATGCGAAGCATCAACGTAAACAACAACGGAGACATCTCTGGAACGAGCGTTCAAATCAAGATCGAGATCAAAGCCGCCGCAAACTTGGGCGGCTCCGTTTTTGTCCCGGTCGTTAATGATACGATCACCGGGAAGGCGACGAACCCGTACAACAGAAGTTATCGGTTGGACTTGTCCGGGCTGCCAGCGCCGTGGGACATACGCGTGACCCGCATAACGCCAGATAGCGCGACGCCGAGCACCCTGCAAAACAAAACTTACGTGGTGAGCTATTCACAGATCACCTACGGGAAGCTGCGCTATCCGAACACGTCGCTAGTGGCCTTCAAGATTGACGCAGTGCAGTTCGGGAGCATTCCGACGCGCGCCTACTTTATGATGGGCCTGATCATCCGGGTGCCAAAGAACTACGACCCGATTGCGCGAACGTACGACGAATCATATTCCCCTTCGGGAACGGCGGCGGCGCGCGGGGTGTCGCCTAGCAACACATGGGATGGGACGTTCAAGTACGCTTGGACGAATAACCCGGCGTGGTGCTACTACGATATGGATTCGCACATGCGCTACGGCCTTGGGCCGTACATGCCGGAAGGCAGCCTCAATAAATGGGCGCTCTATAACATCGCGAAGTACTCCGATGCGAGGAACGCACGACCGGGTGGCTCAACCGATGATTATGACAGCGTGACAGGAAAGAACGGCGTGCCGGACGGACATGGCGGATTCGAGCCGCGCTTCATGTGTAACCTCTACCTACAGAAAAAAGAGGACGCGATGAAGGTGTTAACCGACATGGCGACGATCTTTCGCGGGATGCACTACTTTGCGAACGGAGTTTTGGAGCCGATTCAGGATAGTCCGAGAACGCCTGATATTCAGTTTGGTCCAACGAACGTCATCAACGGCGTGTTTCTTTACAGCGGGACGGCGCGTAAAGCGCGGCACACGGCGGCGCAGGTAACGTGGAACGACAACAATAACTTCGGGCAGGCGACGGTAGAAGGAGTCGAAGACGGAGACGCCATCCTGAAGTACGGATATAACGCGCTGATCGTTACGAACATGGGCTGCACGAGCCAGATGGCGGCGCGCAGAACGGGGCGCTGGATGCTGGCGGCGGAGCAGCTTCTCACCGACACGGTGAGCTTCGATACTGGCGCGGAAGGATTCAGGTGCAGGCCCGGCTGGATAGCGCAGATCACGAACCCGTTCAGGTCGGGACGTGGTTGGTCGGGGCGGATACTGGCGCGCACCTCGACGCTGATAACACTAGATCGCTCGGTTACCATTGAAGCCGGGAAAACCTATTACATCGCATTCACCTATCTCGACTCTGCGGAACCAGACCCGACCTTGAAAAGTAAGGTAATCGCGGTGCAAGCCACAAATGGAGTTGGAGACACGACGACGATCAGTGTGGCGGCTATGGCTAACCTGCCGGAAGTAGGAGGGCTGTGGCAACTGGCGAACGATGATGTTGTTCCAGAGCTATTCCGTATCCTCAACGTTACACCGAAGGATAATGCGACTGTCTCGGTAGTCGCGCTGCAATACAACGCCAGCCTCTACGACCATATTGATGATGACGCGGCGCTGATCACTCCTCCCACCTACTCGTTCCCATCAGCAGGACAAGTCTTGGCGCCGGGCGCGGTGGTGATAGATCAAGTCGCCGTGAACGACGCGACGGGAGTCAGCCGCGACTTGCACATTTCTTGGATAAAGAGCCAAGACAAATGGCTACGCGGTTATCGCGTTGCCTACCGTTTTAACAGCGGGAATTGGGTGGCGTTGCCGGAGAGTCCCGCGACGGAGAATATCATCGTCGGGGCGATCCCCGGCTTCTATGAAGTCAGCGTCGTAGCGATAAACAACTTTGGGAAAACCAGCACGCCGGTTCTGGTTTATCCAGTGACGGCGTTGGACGTGCCAGTGACGCTTCCTGCGGGAACCGTTTCGGCGGACACTGATGGATTCCCAATAGCAGGCTCATTTTACATCAATACTTCGGGCGGGAGTCAACAGTTAATAACTTACACCGGGAAAACGGCTACGCAGTTCACGGGATGCACGGGCGGAACTGGTTCGGCTGGATCAGGGAACGTGATAACTGGAACCCAACCGGGATACACCGTTCTATTCGGGGAGAACCCGTTGGCTGGCGCAACTGTCAGCGGTCTTGAGATTGTAGGGCAGGGAAGTACCGCGACCTTCGGAACGCCGGATGTCGAGTTTGGATGGCGAATCAATTCCCCTACGTGGAATGCTGATCTTGGCGGCCCTGATCCAACAGGGTTGTTGGGGGGAAGGTTTGACCCGTTCTTTCAGGCGTTCGTTGTGACGATGTATAAGGCGGACGGCGTTACAGTAATTCAAGACCCAGTTCTTCTTTCTGCGCCGCGCTACAACTTTACTTTAGAAGCGAACAAACGTTCACTGGTTACGGGCGCGCCGTTTTCGAGCTTCACGATAGGCGTCAAGATTCTCGACTCCTTCAACAACTTGTCGGCGGAAGCGAAATTCACGGTGACTAAGAACGCTCCGGGCGCGCCCCTTAATCCAGTGGTTACGCCGGGACCGGGATACGCAACGCTGTCATGCACTTGCCCCATTGATCCGAGTTTGGCGAAGGTCAATTTTTACCGAGACAGCTACGGGAGCTCTGATTTTCGAACCGTGGCGGCTTCGAGCGGAAAACAGATCACGGTTGACTTCGGGAATCTGCGGATGGGAGGAACTTTCGCCTTTTTCTGCGATTGCGAGGATGTTTTTGGGAACAAGACGGCTTATGCGGGCGGAACTGCAATCGGGAACCAAACCTATCAAATGTTGATGCAGAATCCGGCTAATGCCGGAACACCTCCAATACCACTCAGTGCGATCAGTAATGATCTTCTCGCTTGTGTCGCATCGCCAGCGGGCGGGAACGTGCCGGGGATTGTCAGCGTGAGCTTGGCTTGCCCATCGCCTAACGTGCAAATCCGATACACGACGGACGGATCGGCACCTATGGCTTCTAGCGCGCTTTACGCAAGCCTGTTCAACGTTGACGCGAGCGGCGGCGCAGTGACGGTCAAGGCGGCTGCTTTCTATTTAGGTTTCATGGGGCCGATCACTACGTGGGTATTCACGCAAGTAGCTACGAACGTCGTTGCTCCAAGTTTTTCACCAGTGCCGGGGATTTACCAAACCACCGACGGAACACAGGACGTAACAATCTCAACGCCTACGGCTGCTGATTATATGTTCTATACCAAGACCACCAACGGCTCGGCTCCCGCAACGCCGACGCACGACGGAGCTACGCCGCCGAATGCAACTGGGGGAACAATTCGCATCACTGGCGCAAGCGCTATCTTCTCGATGACAGCGGGACGATGGAGAATATCAGTCCTAGCTTACAAATCAGGATGGACGGACAGCGCGGTAACTAGCGCGGATTACACGGTGTCACAGACTCCGGGCGCGCCGGGCGGCGGCGGCCATCTTCCTCCTTAAAATGCAACTGAAAATTGGAACGGTCACGGTCACGAGCGGCAGCGCGCGCGTCATCGGTGACGTTAACTGTGATTGGACGCAAGTTGTCGCGGGCGCGTCGTGGTTCTCGCTGGTCGCGCCGGACGCAACGGTTTACACGGTAGCC